ATATGAGTATTTTTGAAAAAATTGACAAAAGTAAAATATCTAAAGATGTAACTGGAGTTGCAACTCCAGAATATGTTAAGACTTTTACTGATATTTTACTTGCTGAACCAGTATTTACTAAATCAGATTTAACTCGTATGGCTAGGTTAACTGAAAAAGTCGGGTATAAAACTTCAGCAGACGGTGCAATTGCAAGTTTATTATCAAGTGCATTTTCTGGAGCTTCTTGGTTTTTAATATTCAAGCAACTATTTACAGGATTTACTCCAGCTTTAGCATTTATGTCTATAGGATTAGATATTATAAGTATAATATTATCGATTTATCGCAATAAAAATACTAAATTTACTGCTGAAAATATGAAAGAATCTGAAATAAATGAACTTTTAGATCTTACATGTAAACTATTTAACTCATTTGTTGGTATAAATAGTACAACTATAGATAATAAAAGTTTAGAAAATGCAGATGATATCATTAGAGTATTAAGTGACAAGAAAACTACTACAATAACAGTAGCAGACCAAAATAAAGTAGCAGATATGTTACTTAAGGTTTCTAAATTTAGTCAAACTAAATATGAAGTTCCAAAATATACTATGAATAAATCAAATATAAAGATATTTAAAGAGTTTATCTCTGATATTAAAGTTACTGATAGATCTCTTAATTATATGAATGATGATGTATTAGATAAAATGGATATGATATTACAATTAGCTAGTAAGTTAGTAGTAGTTTCAGAAAAATTAGTAGACGCATCTAATACTATAATGAGAGACATAAGAAATTGGTAATTGGAGGAATGTAAATGAATGAAGGAATATTAACTTCGATATTTGAAGATATCGAACAAATAAATAATATTCCTATAGAAGGAGTTAAAACTTGCTTAGAGTCTATAGAATCTGATTTGAATGAATTGGATTCTATAGATTCTTCAATAGAAGAATATGAAAAAGCTAGTTTTGAGTCTACTATAGAGAATATAAATTTACTAAATAGTATATTAGCTTATAGAAATATTAAATCTGGAGTTGCCTTAGAAAGTGTTAGTTCTGAATTTGGTATAGGAATTGAAGGAATTAAAGAACTTGCAGAAAAAGGTTTAGATGGACTTAAAGCTATCGGTAAAAATATAATATCTATGATTAAATCATTTATATCATTATTTAGATCTACTAAGAAGACTGTGAATGATTTAGATAAAGAGGTAAAATCATCTGATGAATCATATAAATATGATTTATATGATTTTACATTTTTATTATACATGGGATTAGTATTTGGTGAACTTTTTCAACATAAATCACAAATAATAATAAATGAAAATAATTTTGATCCAGTTTTCAAAAATGTGATACTAGATGCAACATCTATAGCGGATCATTATAAACCAGATGATGAATACGATGAACTTATAATGGATATGTTAGAATTTAAAATAAATCCTAATGCATTAGGAGAATATACAGATAAAGCTAAAGCTGTAGCTGCAAATATATCTAAAAATGTACCAGAAAATTTTGATTATAAGAAAAATGCTATACATTTAATAGAAATATATAAAAAAATGGATCTTGAGTCAAGATTAAATAAGATTATTAAAACGGTTGAAAAGGCGCTTAAAGAAGCAGAGGAACGTATAGGGAGTTCAAAAGAATTAGATAAGGTTGAAACTATACAACTTATTAAACTAGCATATACTACAATTCTTAGTATTAAATCGACATATCATAAAATGATTAGATTATTAGTATTAGTATGCAGAAAATATAAAGCAGATTATAAAACTAAAGATAAGAATGATTAACAAAAAAAAGAAATTATACCCCAATACAATATTGTATTGGGGTTATTCTTTTATTTACCATCATTCATTTCTGAGTATATACCAATAGTTCCACCAACTACTATTATACCCATAAAGCATAATATATGTCTTCCAAGTGCATCTGTTGGAAATATATTATGATAATCTAGAAATGTTAGTATATAATATAATCCTATATAGATTATAAATATGATGGTCATAATAAAAAGACCTAATAGTAGGCCTTTAATATGTTTATACATTTTACCTCCTTTATACTGCAGCCATAGCTACAAAGAAGAATATTAGAAAGACTATAGTCCAAAATAGAACCATAAATCCTTCGTAAATCTTCTGTAATAACTCAGTTTCCCAAATAATCCAAACTATAAATACGATTAAACCAATTATTAATCCGTATTTAACTACCATATTAACTGTACTATTAATATTATGTACAGTTTCAGAATTTTGTGCAATATTTCTTAAATCATCTAATTTACCACCCGAACTGAATGGTATATTTTTAAAGTAATTAATTATATTTTCTAAAAATTTCATTTTAATCAGCTCCTTTGTGAAAAAATATAAGGAGGATAATTATTTCTAACTATTCCCCCGTATTTTCTTTTTAGAATATTATTTTATTATATAGATCTTCTGGTAAAAGATTTTTTAACATTTTTTGGCTATCATCTGATATAGATAATACCCTTCTAACATAGATAGCTTCATCTTTTTTATGTTTATAAATATATGTTAATATATTATGTAATAAACCGCTATTTATTTTTAAATAGTCTATTCCGTATTGCTTTAGTATATAGATCTTATATACTAACATTTCCTTATAAGTATTTTTTAATATATCTAACTGTCTAACTTTTTCTCTAGTTCCAAATCTTATTTTAGACAATCTATTTACTTCTTTTTCTAAATCTAAAACATCATTTTCTATTTTAATTTCAATATATGCTAATGATGCTAGTAGTTCAACTTTATTATCTAATAAATATGTATCTATATCTAATAAATATCCATACATATTTTCATATTTATTTATTGCCTTTGTTAAATTTTCTAAGATATTTTCATAATTTTTCATTTCTATTTTCTCCTTTTTTATATTTAATATTTTAGTTATAAATAAGTTTGAGGGAATATCTTTATTATTTTGATATTCCCTCGGATTTTCTTAAATTTCTTCTATTTCTGGTTCAATTGGATTATAATTTAATTTATCATCTATTTTGAAGAATGTTTTTGATATCATTATTACAGTATCATCTAATAATACAGAACAATCTAGATCCAATTTTACACAGTCATCATAAATTTTATTAATCTGATTTTGTGTCCAAGCTTTTTTATTTTTCTTTTTCAGAATAATTTCTTTATCTTGAATAACTTTTAGAAGAATGTCTATCCATTTTATTTCTCCTTCCATACCACGTTCGTAATATGTATTCAGATTCAATTCTTCAAAATATTTAGGAAAATTATTATATATTTCAACATAATTTCCCATAATTTTACAATTCACCTTTTTTACAACTTCATTGATTCTCTTTCTCATTTTACATCAATTCCTTTCTTAATATATTATATATAATTTCTTATATATCTATATTAGTATATGTAACTATTAAATGGCTATCTCTTCATTCCTTCGTATATTCTTGGATTTCATATAACATATATTAAAATTGCAAGATTTATAAGTCCCATTATAGTCATATAAGTTACAGGAAATATATTATATACTGTTAATATTAATCCAAATAATACTAAAGCTAATATAATTAATACCCATACTTTAATTTTATCTTTACTCCATTTCATAATCCCATTTCTCCTTATAGATAAACTAGTGTTAATACTATGATTATCATAACTACTACACTAATTAAAATAAACTTATTAGCTTCCCTAGCATATTTTACTCTTATACTATAAGGTTTCCATTCACTTCTATGATATTCCTCAGTATATAATTTAGCATAATCCCATGAAAAACATGCTACTATTAATTCTAAAATAAGTAATATAAACTTTATCATATTATTTCAGCTCCTTATAATGCTAATGCTATTAAATCCATTAAACTATTATAACTAATATATAATAAACATATTGCCAGTGCAATCATAAATGCCATTTGTTCTTTTGTATAATCTCCACCCTCTATACAATAATAAATTAACATCCCAACTGCACCATCAACTATTAAAATAGCTATAAATGATAAAAAGCACATAACTTTTTCTAATATATTTAACATTCTCCAAATACCCCCATACTTATAATTATAAAGAATATGGTATAACTACATATTAATGGTATACCAAAATTCTTTAAAGTCTTTTCTTGTCCTTTATAACATAAACTATGCCATATAAAAGTGATTGCCAATGAATCTAATAATGAATTTAATGATATTATACATAATATTATTAACATATCAATCACCTCTCAGTAATAATATACCATTATTAGCCATAACCCATGAAAAACAAATACAAATAATACAAGTATACATTATTATATACCATATCCAAAAGTTTTTAAATGTTTTTGGTTTATCACTATCATAAGTACCTCCAATAACGAAGTATACTAAAACTGCACTAACAAGACATATTACATTTAAAAATAACATATTACCTACCATAAATATCACCCTAATCCAAGTTCTCTAAATATACATAAGTTCTTTATTTATTTTTAAAATTTCAACACCATATTTATCCCATATTAAATCTAATTCTTCTTTAGAAGGTAAATTTACAGATTTTACTAATAAATCAAAACATTCATCAGCAGTTAAATCTTTATATAAATAACTACCAATATTAGTAGTGAAATTATTAGATATTTTATTTCCATGAATATTATTAAATCTACCTGTAATCTCACTAATATACATATTCAAGTCTTTTTTCATAATATTTTCGACTCCTTTGCTAAACTTTTTAAAGCATCCATTGACATCTGTTCTATTTTATTACATAAATCAATATGTTTCTTAGCTGCTAATATAGAAGCAACTACTAATGCTAACATCTTAGTGGGTCTCATAATAATCACCTCAATGTACAATAAACTCTATAACATATATCAGTTATTCCATAACCTATTAAAATTCCTAAACCAAATAAGAAACCATAATAGTATAACATTTTCTTATCAAACTTCATTTTCTTCTCCTTTCTTTTTAACTTTATCCCAACTAAAATCTTTACTTATCTTTCCTTCTTTCTTTAATTGTTCTGTAACTTCTAAAACAGTTCTTTCTATAGCTTCTGGACTTAAACGTTTCTCAAGAATCTTATCTATTTTATCATAGTAATCTTCTTTAGATGTACAATCTGTTACAGTATCATGTACTATTTGTTGTATTGCATCATGTCGTTCTTTATCTTCTTTTTCCTTTACTTTATGATATAACGGATGTTTTCTAGATTTTATTACTAAAAATATAATCACAAGTATTATTAATGCAGTAATAAAACCAAGTACCCACATACCCAATAACTCAATAATATTAGACATTTATAAACACCTCTCAATCATCAAAGTGAATTGATCCCATTAACATTAAAAATCCTAACATTACTATTAATTCCATCTTATTCCTCCTAATATTTAATCATTATAATGTATAATTTCCATAAATATTATAAATAATATCAATAATATAACTATTAACATTATTAATCTCCTTAATTACTCCAATTATCTAGATAAAATAATCCAGCTATTACTAATACTCCTATAATTATTCCTGTTATCATGTTTCCTCCTATTAATTATATAGTTTAAAATCAATTTAAACGGCTTTATAGGCCGTTTTAACGCGTTTTATATACATTAATGATAAATTAATTATCTTATTATATAGAACGCTAAATATGGCCATGATAATGGCTTAAAATCGATTTAATATCTGCTTCTGTATAATGTTTTTCTCTAAACTCTTCTATTATAGCTGATATATCTGTATCTTCCTGTTCCCATTTAAATCTTTCCTCTGTAGTCATGTTAAAAGTATCTATATTAATACCATTTTTTCTAAGTTGTCCCTCTATACGTTTACAACTTAAATCAAAGTCTGTATTACGTAGTTTTTCAGCTTTGCTTTCTTTAATTGTATTTATTAACATCACTATTATCATTATTATAAATATAACCATTAGAGTTAATAATACTCCATTAATCCATTTAACTTCCATCTTTTAAATTCCTCCTAGTAGTATAATTGCGCTGGTTTTGTGTTAGCAAATTTTATTATTTCTCTTTTAATTCTTTTATAACTATTTTTATTTCTTCTTATTATACGTTGTTCCTTTTCTACACTTTTATTATAACTAATCATAGCCCATATAAATACATATATCATACAAATTTCAAATAAATAATTAAACATAATTTTTCCTCCTTTAAAATAGCGTTTAAACGCTCTAATACGCGTTTTACGGCGTTTCTTATATATTAGACGATTAATTAGTCAACTAATAGACTAAACCTCTTTAAATGCTATTATATAGCTTTAAACATTAACTAATATAATCTGGTTTTTCTACTTTAAACATATTATATTTGCTCTCATATTCACTTTTAATATAATTAACATCATCTTCTGATAAAAGTCCTAGTTTATTATATATATCTAAACATGTATCTAAATCTAACATATCCATACGTTTCATTATAAAGAATACTAGAGCTGTATAACCAGAAACTTCATACATTTTACTAAAGTCATTAGTATTTCTTAAGTTGCTAATTTGACATATAGTTCCAGCCATTTCAGTAATAACACCATAATAATGAGGATTATCTAGTTTAAATAAACTATCAATATTATAATATTTTAATAATAAATATTCACACATTCTACTACCAGTAAATACTAATAATGTTATATAATCAAAACAAGGTTCAATTACTTTCTTACAATCCTCTAAAACTATACATATTCTATAGAATTCAATTTTATTTATAGCTTTATTGTAGTCTTCCTTAAGAATACCTAAAGTATACTCTATATATTCTATAGGATCCTTTTCTATAAGACCTAATCTATTAAGTTTATTAATCCATTTATCTGTATAAATTTGACCAAGATCTCTTACATATGATTCTAATTCAAATGACTCATTAGAACTCAGTCTATATTCATGATTTAATTCATTTCTGAATTTAGTTTGTAAAGTTGACATCACTTCATACGTATGATTATATACTTGCATTAATATTTCAGGTGTTATATTTTTAGTATCTATTTTATTTAAATCAAATTTTAACATTACTCTATCTCCTTATCCTATATAATCTAATAATAATTTAGTTAAAAATACTATAATAGTTCCAATTCCAAGCCATATTATAGATTTAATATTTTTATCTGGTTCATCTTTATAATATGGCCATCTTTTATTTCTATGATATTCATCATGATAACCATACGATATTGATAAGCATACTATTGCTATCATAAAACCAATTATTAGTATTAAAATTTTCAACATATACTCTCCTTTTATACTATATTTTGATGTACATAAGGGTTTGGAGAAGGTATTACCCTTCTCCGATTTTATTTTAACTTATGTCCAATTCTTTAAAAACCTTAATCAAATACTCATTTTCAACATTTTTTATAATGTTATCAGTATTCTCAATCTTCTTCTTAAATTCTGCGATAGCTCTATTATAGACTTTAGTATTTCTATCTACAATAGCATTTAGAATTTTACAAAGTTCAACATATGCTGGATGGTCTTTATTAATTCTACTACCCCTACATTTAGGATAATCGAATTTCATATAGAGTTTTATTTTATTAGAGTTATTATCACTAATAGGAAAACTAAGCATCGCTACATATGTTTCTTTTCTTCTAAACTTTATATATTTACCCAATATTGTATTTCTAGCAATAATGTTATGAGTAAATACAGCATCCTTCGCTATTTCTAGTATACTTTCTTCTGGAATTTTATTTCTCTTTATAAAAGATTCTACAAATTCTTTCACTTTTTCATCTAATACTGTTATTAGATCTTTATCATATACTTTTGCAGATTTAAGTAATATACCAATACTTACATTACGTAAATCCTTTTGACATTCTCTTAAGTATTGATATAATTCATCTGTGATTAGTTCTTCCTCTGCTAATATTGATATGTTAGATGCGTACATATCATATTCATCTATTTTACCTCTATATAATTGTACATCCATGTGCTTTATCTTCCTTTTAATTTATTTTGTACTAAACTGTTATGTGCTTATATGTCCACCCACGTGCAATGTCATATACTAAATATAAAGGAAGGCCTAAATCAATAGCGATTCTATTAAGTCTTTCCCCTTCCTTTATTCTAGTTTTTATAGTAGTTACTATATCGTCACTTAAATATGTCTTCTTCTTAACATATTTCATTGCATGGGCGACATTTTCTCTTTGAGATATATACTCCAAATTCTTAAGAGAATTATTATGTTTATTTGCATCTTTATGATTTATAATCATATCTGGTGCTTGTGGACCTAAAAATGTATGTGCTACTATCATATGTACTTTACATCTAATAGGAACATTATCATCACTCATAAGGTCTACACTATAATAACCTCTCTTATCATCAAATGGAATTAGCTTTCTACCAGTGGCTTTACGAAAGATATTTCCATTTTCATCTACAATATATTTACTGAATTTAGTACCTCTGAAAATACATTCTCTTTCCATACTAAGCTGATTCCTTTTCTCCATCTAACTCTACTTCGGTTATATCTGCTTTACCTCTCATTGCTAAGAATAAAGTCATATAACCTCCTTCAATTAGACTATGCTTAGGACTTATTTCACCTCTAATAGGATTAAATGTTATTCTATATGGATTAAGTGCTAAGAATATAGATAAAGCTATATCTCTATGTAAAGTAAATATACCAACAGAGTCCCCGTCCTTATCACCTTTAAAGTTACCATCTAATGTAATATCATTAATCCTTATTACATCTTCTTCTGTAAGTCCAATACATTTAAGACTGATCTGACTTCCAAAATAAATATTTGGCGCTCTATATAATAAGAAATAAGCCCAGTTATTCTCTATCATATCTGCTAAAACTTTATCCATTATATCTTTATCTTCTTGAATAGGAATATTCTCTCTCATTCTAGCAAGATTTTCTGGAGTAGCTCCATGTTTAATATATAAATCCATATAATCATTTTGAGTTATTTCTCCAAATGATTTATAACCCATAGTAAAAACATCTAATCTAGGATTATCTGTAAGTCCACTAACTATAAAACGGCCACTATTAGGCATACGGCCACCAAAAAGAACAGATCTTATAAGACTTTCTTTATCATCAAGAAGTTCTAAATATATTTTCTCTTTGATTTCATTAAAATTATCACTGATTGTAGAAAGTTTCTTTAAGATATCTTTACTACTACTATATTCTATACTAGTTGCATTTATTTGATCTGCAAGACTAGATATTTCTATATAACATTTATTAATTGGATGTGTTTGCATATTTTGACTACCATCCAACTTATTATTAAGACTAAAATGTCTAAAATTCTTACTCAGTACTGGAATGTAATAAGTCATTGCATTGCCAATATGTTTTAAGAACTTCTCAATATATTCTTCTTGAACATAGTATTTTATAAAAGCCTCCAATGATTTATCATCTTGGAGATCAAGTAATGTCCATCTATTTTCTTCACTTTTCCTAATTCTAAAGTTATTAAGATTACTAATAATAATTTGCTTTAAAGATTTACTTTCCTTCTTAGCTTTAAAAATAGATGGTTTTTGTTTATCCTTATCCTTAATATCAAGTTTACGTAGATGTTTTAAAAATACATCAAACCAATATGGATTAAATATTCTATATTTAAGTTTTATCCATCCACGGATTTTTTCTACTAAAGTAGTCTCCCCTTTACAATGTGGACAAATAATACCACTTCTAGGACCAACTGTTTTCCCACAACCACAAGCAAATCTTTTTTGCTCTACAGATTTAGGGTCATCATCTCTAGGTCCAAATAAATAACTATAAATACCCATACTATCAACCATACTATCAATATCTACAAGTGTTTTGATATTATAAGATACAGAAGTATCAATATCAAATCCTATACCACTCTTAATATCTTCTTTGTATAGTTCATTTAAATTTGATGTTGTTATTTTTAATGCAAATTTAATTCCTTCTTTCTCTTTATTTGCATTTGAACGTTTTGCATTAATTTCCAATAATTGCCTATAATCGTCCAGAACATCACTAAATGAATAAATTTTACTGTGCTGTTGCATTCCCATACATTATCCTCCTAATATTATATTATTCTTTGGATAATGTTATCAATATCTATATCATTCATAATTCCAAAATTAATTTTTCTCATATTAGTTATAATATTCTTTCTAATATTACTCATATTTGATGGATTTACTTTCTGTTTAAATACTTTTTCATTTTGAACTTTAGTACATCCATAAATAGTTCTAGTGTTATAAGAAATATTTACCGCATAATTGAAATAATTAATTTTGTCATCATCTTTGTAGTAGGTATATTCTACTAATGATATCTGTTTATCATTAACATTATCCGAATATATCTTCTTTTTACTTCTGTACATTTATATCCTCACCTATTTTACAAATAAAAAGAATCTATATTAGTTATTAAACTACATTATTATATGTAATTATCAACATGATAAGATTCTTGTTAATTATTTTCACTTAGTTTCTTTTGTTCTGCAACTTGAACTGAATTATATGCTTCTATTTGTGGCATTAATATAAGAGATCTGAACTCGTCACAATATTTATCTATTGCTTCTTCCCCTGCTTCTTGAACTAATATTTCTTTAATACCATCTACTAATTCTTTACAACTCTTTTCTAAATCTAAATCTCTCATTATACCAGAAAGTATTCCAAGAGCTTTACATATTAAACTATATTCTGGAAGTGCTTTATTATTCTTAATTTGTATTAAGTTCATTATAGACTCACCGCTATAATTCATAGCACTCATACTGTCTTCTGGTTTAGAAATTTCATCTTTAATACTAGCATATGGAGTTTGAGCTATTTCTTCAGATTTTCCAGTAGTTTCAGACTCAACTGGAGCTACGAAGAATATTCTTGTAGCAAATAACCCACTAACTTCTACCATATCATTAGCCATTTCTATAAGAGTACTAGGAACTTTAAGCCCCATTTCTGTTATAAGAACGTCTACACTCTTATTTTCTTTTAAATGGAATGGTAATAATGCTAATAGAGTTCTACTCAATTCTATTAATAGTAATTGTATTCCTTCATATATAAATGGAGTAGTTTCATTTCCACATATAGTTTTCATTTTAGGAATATCTGCACCTAAATTATATAAAGCATTTACAGTTTTACATAATTCTTCATCTTCTTTATAGACTGCATTTATTGTAGCAATAGCATCGTCTACGAATTTAAACATTTTAGATTTCTTAAAATCACCTGTTAAATCTAGAGCGTCTGCATTAGTTTTATAGAATAGTTCCATATTAGATACATATGTATTAGTATAATTAGAAATTATTTCTACCATATTTAAACAGTCTGCATCTGATGGAAGTTCTTCTACTCCGCCTTCTAAATTATCAAAATCAGAAGATACATCTACATCATCACTAGAATAATAAGAAGGGTCTATTCCTTCGGAATCTCCAGTTTCTTCTGGCATTTCATCACCAGAAGTAGCTTCTGGATCTACAGGAACATCTCCATCTTCAGGTGGAATATCATCCATATTTTCATTCCAGTCTGCGTCTACTTGATCTTCAGCTATTTCTTCATCTCTTAATTCATCATTTGCTTCTAATTCTGTTTCTAAATCTTCAAATCCAATTCTATATTTATAGTCAGGATGTGTCATATGACATTCAACTCCATATTTTTCATTTAGAATTGATTTCATTATTTTCTTATAATTCTTATCCAATTGTTACACCTCCTAAGATAGTTTCTTAATTCTTAACATTTCTGCAAGATCTTTTTGTAGTCTAGAAGCTTCACTATTAAATTCACCAGCAGTTCTCTTAGTGAATATAGGACTTCTATTCATACTAGCTGTTATAGTATCTGTGTTAATATCATATATACCAACGCTCATAAGAGGTAAGTTATTATACATTCTATTAACTGTTGATCTACTAGTAACATCAAATCTTGCATCTTGAAGCATTTCTGCAACGTTATTACTCATTAATATATTAATGAAAGGTTTCTTAATACCAACAACAGCATTCATATTATCATTTAATACTTTTGCTGCTTCATTATTTCCTTCTTTAACAGTTGCTTTTATTGCTTCTTTAGATTTAAATGTAAAGAATGATTTAAGTTTTTCCCACCAGCTTCTATTAGCTTCTTGAGCTTCTGTTATTATTCTATTATTTTGCTTAATAAACATTTGAGCAAGTTCATTTGCAGGAACTACTTTAGGTAATACTTGTACACCAATCATATATTTTTTAGTATGAGCTTTTGCTCCGTTATCTAGTAATATAGTAACCTCAGCTTCAACATAAGTAGGAACAGAACCAGTACTACTTTCTCGCATTACTGCCTCTTCCATAGAAATCTTTAATTTGAAATGTTTTTCTAAGTTTTCTACAAAAGCTTCTGCAAAGTTATCGATTACTTGAGAACCGTTGAATTTTCTACTGAAAATACTATCTCCTATAGTTTTATAAGCTTTTTTAGCTTTATCAAATTCTACAGCATCAAAACCAGTCATAAATGGAAGTTTTCTGTAAAGATGTGGAGTATTTGAAGTAAGTCTTCCTTCTATAGAACTCATTATAAGACTTCTTACAGTCATTGCATTTACAACTTCTAATGATTTACAATACATATTTCTAACGTCAATTGGTAAATCGTCTGATACTACACATATTAATGTGACTACATTAGATCCTAATGGCATAGAACCTTTAGGATTATTTAACATATCCCAAAATGTAAATAATACATTAGTTACAACTGGTTCAAATATTCTATAAGCAGATCCTATAAGATTCCTTATACCAGACGCAACTCCACTACGTATCATACCACCAAAATTTCCACTATCAGCAATATTAGGTGGTCCATTGTATTGAGTAGTAGTATGAATATCTGCACTATTTCTAACAGAATAATCATTTCTAATTTGATCTCCCGATACGTTTGTAGTATTATAGTTATCATCTTCCATTGCAACTTGATCAGATGGTTCTGTATTAACATCTTCAGTTGCAACGTTAAGATCTTCAGTTTTCTCATTGATATTTTCATCAATGTTAAGATTATTGGACATAAAAATTCCTCCTTTTTAAAATTTCTAACAGGGGGTTGTTTTTAACAAAAGAGACAAAAAAACTGAGGTTTCCCTCAGTTTTGTCTTAATTATTTAATATTTTACTTCCAACCACCAACAGGTTTAACACTTGTTGGAGTTAGATTTTGCCCTACAACTTCAGCAGTTTCTACTGTTGGTTGTACTGCAGTAGAAGGTCCAAATCTATTTGGAGTAACATTATTAGTATTATTTATATTTCCATTACTAATTAACTCCATAAATTTTCTAACATCATCTTGAGTCATGTTACCAATATTATTTATCATAGATTTTTGCTTTTTATCATTTTCTTGCGCTTCTATTGCAGCTTTTATTTGAGTTCTGCCTTCATCAGAGTTTAAATATTCAGCATAGCTATTAATTTTAACTACACTTTCATTATAAATGAAACTATTAATTATATTCATGAAATCAAATGTAGGTATTCCAAAGTAATTTACTAAATTGAAATCTTGAAATAATGTTCCATCTACTTCTAAAGTAAACATATTTTGATTCTTATAAAATACTCTTATAGAAGTTTCATTAAATTGATCAAACTCCCCACCTTCAACTACAGTTTTCATAGTTTCTATAATATGGATAATTCTTTCATATTTCTTCTTTACAGCTCCAGCATCAAATGTTTCTATTTCATCTACATTATAAATGCTTCCTAATTCACTATAAGATGTTTTAACCAATTCTAATAATTTTCCTAAGTATTTAATTTTATTTTCTTTATTTAATATCATTCTATTTCCTCCTAATTATTCTATTTATTATATATTTTTTGCTCTATTATTTTGACTATAAAGCTTATTGTACATCATATTTAACAACTTTTCATAATCCATATTTTCAGCTATGTTTGTATAATTAAATCCTACAACTAAAGAAGGTTCATTACCTTTAGGACTATCTAATATAGAAACTAATGCACTTTTAAAAGATGCATTATTTATCATTTGTACACCTTCACTCTTTTCGACATATTCATCAGTTGGATATTGTTTATCTAATATTTCTATATGTACTTCTTTATTATCTTTTTTACCTTTTAACACAAATTCACATATTCTCTGTGTTTTTATGTTATTGTCAGTTTTAGATTCAACTACAACATCATACTGCATCATATTTCTATAAATCATGACGAATTTGATTTCCTTATTCATCTAATTCCTCCTATAATAATGCATCTTTAACTAATACTGATACATGACCATTATTTGCATTAACTAGTTCATCAATAGTTTCCATGTTTTCAATATCATCCATTATACCTTGTAAACCATGTATATCTAATGTATAGTTCATATATGCAAATGATGTTGTATATTTACCATTAACACCAGGTTTAGAATTTATAACTCTTTTAAAATGTATAGCAAAGTTTGGATGTCTAAGAATATCCCTAGCATAGCTATATTCAGCATATTTATAAGGACTATCTTCTTTTCTTTCTTTTACTATATATTTCTTTTTAACCCTATTTGGTCTATATTCTATTGAAGCTAATAGTTCAGTTGTATTCTTAGTTATATCTTTATATTTTTTATCAACGAATACATCTATCATATAACCAGATCTAACTAATCTTACGAATATTCCTTTGAAATTTGTTACGATATCTTCACGTAATCTCATTTTGATTCCCCCTTAATAGTTTTGCTAATATTTTCAAATATAATTTTCTTTAATTCATCAGACTGAAAGAATTTTATAATATCTGAATATGTTGCTGTATGTTCATACTTTTGAAGATTAAATCTTAACTTTGATTTAGAAACCCTTTCTTGTGTAAAGATTTCTATATCCATGTTATTTCCATTTATACCTACCTTTATATTTAGAAAGTTATCATAATCTCTATCAATCACAAGTTACCTCCTAATCTATCAATTCATTTAATAACCATTCATAATTTCCATCTGTTTTAATTCTTTTATATGGAAATGAAGATGGAATTCCTTCCTTAGAATTTATTACTTTAAGTAAACATTTTCTAAATGAAGGATGTAATATTACATCTTTCTTAACTAAATCAGAACTATAGTCAGTTTCATCATACTTTCTTGGTAGCATTGTGATGTATTCCTCTTCTTTATTATAACTAAATTCAAATAAGTGTTCAACTATAGTTTCTTTTTCATTCATACTATTAATTGTACTACTAAGCATAACTTCATAATACCCATCATATTTACTGATAGTTACAGTTTCAGATAATCTAGCCATTATGCATCACCTATACTTCTCAAATCATTCATAGCATTACTAAGTTGAGCTTGAAGTTCTTCCATATCCCTAACTTCAATATCATATTGTAAATTTTTCATTTTAGAATCATCTTGTAATTCTGCTAGTTTATTAGCAAATTTAATACTACCAACTATTGCGAATAGTTTCTTATAATACGCCTTACTTTCAACTAAACTTTCTATTTCGTACTTAGATATTCTAGCATTATATCTTATTCTACATAATATAACACTAGTGATTATGCCTATATTTTCATTATAACTAACTTGAAACATTTCATCACCTTTTTCAAGTTTTAAACCTTTCTTTGGTAATCTATTTATTACTACATACTTTTTCATTCTGCCACTACTCCTTCATACACATAACATTCATTTTTCCATTTCTTATAAGCATCCAAGTAAATCTCTCCCTTAGTAGAATTATATGTTATCTCATAATACATACCATCGGGAACAGTTGTGCTAATAAGACATTTATGATTCCCTAATAAGCTACAATGCCAAACGACATATACATCATCTAATTTAATAGATGAATTATCCGTTTTCTCCACCTCCTTATTAAAATAATCTACGACAAGCTCTTTAGCTTTTTCTAGGAATCTTGTACTTCCTAATGCCATTTAAATCTCCTCCTTTGTTATATTAAATTTAAAGGTCATAGTAGCTTATTTATGAGGTTCTAGTAATATTAAGATATTTTCATATCGCATATAGTATAGAACGCTTTATAAGTATATATCAAGCTGTTTATAAACCTTTTAATCTATCTTATTATATGTAATTATTTAAAAACTAAGTTAGACGGTAAAAAAATATTATCCCCGATAAGACATTAAATCCTATCGGGGTTTTATTTTTAAGAAATTATGAAGGAATCGTTAAATACTTATTTAACGATTACATATACTAATATAGTATAGAAGTGTCCTATACTTATATCTTAACTAAATCGAGGTGATGTCATATGATTTAACTAACCAACTTCTATAAGAAAGGAGGTGAATAATATGACTAGTTTAGATTTAGCTATTACAAATTGCTATTATAATTTGTTAAAGGTAAAATCTATTAATGAGAAATATATTTCTAGTCTCCCAAAAGCTGCACAAGCTAACGCTAGAGATAAATTCATTAATAATTTATCTAATAGTTATAATGACATATTAAATAATGGTTATAGATCTGATTTTGATAAGTCTATTGCTAAATACGCACTAGACCAAATCAAATATTGGAACTAAGTATAATCAAGAATATAGTAGGACACTTCTACTATATTTTTTTGTTATAAAATTATATTATACCTTCTTATTTTCAATATCTAGATATATCTTATTACCATTATAATTATTTCCTACTACAAGTTTAAGATCTTTCATCTTCTTATCCTCTCCAGTATTTATAAAATTTAATGTATAGTCATGATTATCTATATTTAATGTAATACTTCCACTAAATAAAGCATCATTCTTAAGTGTACTAACACTTAGTCTATTTCCATTAATATCATTTAATATCATAGTAGGATTTAATAAACCAGAGTTCCAATTTCTTTTTATTAGTTCATTTCCATGATAATATATAATATCATCACCATCAAGACCACTCTTAATAACATTATCATGACTAACAAAAAAAGAATACCGACCAGATCTATAAAGACTTAAGTCTTCTGGAGCTGTTATGCAGTATTCTTTAAACTCATTCTTGAATTTATATGGATGATAATTTTCAAAATCACCAGTACGTCTCCAAATGAATAAAGGAATATCATCTTTATCTTGTACTTTAACATTACTGTCATTTAAAACATTACCTGCTGGTATTTTAATATTCCAGTCTCTTCTCCATCCTGCTGGTAATGTAAATTTATGTTCTACTTTCTTTCCATAACCTTCTTTGTATAGAGGAATCGCTATAAATGTTAAATTAGTTATACTTCTGACGTTATAAGGTAATATACATAATGCATTCTCTATACTCCAAGTTCCATTCTTTACAGTACAAACATATTTTTCATAATATCTGTCATCGTCATCTTTACAATAACAGATAACCTTTTTAGCTGTACAAGTTCCACTGATGCTTCCATTGATATTAAAATCCGTAATTACTGGTGGATTTAATCTATCATCAGTTCCTCTATTATTTGGAGTTTCCTTACTAAGATATTCTAAGTAAAGATCTGTACTAATAATTTCCCAACTAGTGTCAGGATATATTTCTGCTGGATTTATAGTTTCATATTGAGGACTAGGCCATTTATAAGCTTTCCAGCTATTATTTATAAATCTATCATATATTCTTTTGTAATTATCCGTAATTATTAATTTAGGTAAATCAATATAAGGATACTCTGATCTTGTAGGTTCAGGTTGCCACACATTTCTGTTATCATCCCATCTAGGAGCTGCAAGAACTCTTTGGTAATAACTAGGGTTTGTACTATCTATTTCTTTTACTTTTGTTGTATCTTTAATATCTATATTTTTATATTTACGCCAATCTAAAAACTTATTATAAATATCACTATCAAATGGATATCTCTTTAAGAAATTTTCATTATTATTTATAATAACATTACGAATATTAAAATCAAATTCTTGCCAAGGTGTACTAAATAATCTACTGCGAATTCTTACTGCTAATTTATAAGTATCATCTTTATTTATTTGTACTGGAAGTAACCATTTTAGAGTAGAATATGTAAGTCCACCAACATTTACACCATTAACATGACGCTCATCTCTACCTTCATTATTAACACGGTATCCACGCCAACGAACTAACATATGAAATGGGAGAGTTCTATCTCTAAATTCTGTTCTAACTCCATTACTAACTACAATACCATAAATTTCATACCAATAATAATCTATAAATTTCACACTAAATTTCTTTCCATCTTCATTAATAGTACTTAGATTAAATACATTTATTATTACGTCAGTTGGATTTGTATTTCCAGTAGTATACTGAGCAGCATACTTCCTTTGATCATCATAACTACGGTAACTACTAATTGCAGTTGCACTAGTCATTACATCTGGACTATTAATACCAGGAAATGTTTTAAGTTTTTCTATATCGGGATCTATAGAAGCATCATTTATTGTAATACTATCTATGATAATAGGGCAACTTTTAAAAGTTCCTATATTAGTTGTATTAGTCCAGCCAAATCCTTCTGCGTTACCAAGTCTTATATTTCCAATTGTAACTCTAATATCATTAGCTTTATGACCAGGAATATTACTCTTAATAACACTTATTATATTATCTGTATTCTCATCAGATATTAAGTCATTATTAATGATCTTATCTTTTATATTAAGAAAAGCTAAAAATTTGCTATTAAATTCATCACTAGAAGTACTATTCTTCCAAATATTTTCTACATCAACAAGTTTTACTTTAATTCCTATATTAAATTTACCCCAATAATCAGTAGCATAGTCTTCTTTAAAGACGGTAACGTCTCCTAATACTACAGTTCTAATCATAACAGGTAAGTATAAGTTAAATGTAAGAGATGCATCTGTAGGTTTTTGATTTGCGTTAAATGACATTAAAAAGTATTCTCCAATTGCTGGTAATTCTTTATTAGTTTTTTCTAATACTTCTTGATTACTACCAAGTTTAAATGAATAGTTAATTCTACCATTTCTATATCCAGTATTAGCTTTCATCTCATTATTATCATATTCATAATTTTGATAATAATTATCATGACCAGCAATAACAGAGCCATCCAATCTTCCGTTTTCATTGTATTGTATCCTATATATTATATCTCCAGAACTATTATAAAAAAGCCAAAGGCCAACACGAATATCCTTTTCGGTATAGCCTTCAGCCATTCTTTTATTTGTTCCAGGAAAATTAATAATTACGTGTTTCATTATTATTCCTCCCGTTAAATAATTGGTATTTTTTCTTTATTTAATACAAGGAGTTTGTTAATATCAAACAGGGCTACATATTTATCACACCATTCTTTATATTTGTGTTCTGTACCTGCTTTGATATTAAGTTTATTCACTTCTAAATAAGTTTTAGTCCTATTAGGACCCATATTATATATACCTTCAAATCCTTCCCTACTACTACCACGTATAGCCATGTAATAAGGTAAGAATATTTCAGGTTCTTGTATTTCAATTCCATCGGGTTTACGTCTAAAATAGTGTTGGTTACTATAATATATAGCACCATCAAATAAATCTAAACGCTTATCCGTCATAGTTTTGAAAACATTATCTTTACTAAGAATTAAGTATCTATTTTTACAACCTAATTCGTTTTGATGTATAACAAGTGCTGGATGCACTTTATGAATATTAACAAGTTTAATTCTTTTCTCATCTTTACTAAAGAGTTGTATTGCATACAGAATTGTATTTAATGGTCCCCAAGTTTTAAGATCTACTCTATCATTACGTATCTTCATCCATTCTGGGAATATTTCCACATGGACTGCAGATCTTTCTATCGTATATAAGAAAATTAGTTCTTTATTCTCTTGAAGACTGCTTTCTATAAAAGTTTGAAATAGCTGTTTAATCGTTTCTTCTATTTCACCTGTATCTTCTTTTAATGGGAGTCTAAATAATACAGAGATACAGCTGTTTATATCAATATAAGTACGTTTAACAGTACTTCCAGTATAAAGTATAGTTTTAATAAGATCAAGTGCAATTTTAATAAAAGTAGAACCAGCTTCGATTTGTTTATCTAGCTTTGGTTTGTATTTCTTATCCAATGAGTCCATTAGTAAACCTATCTATTAAAATTTTTGTACTGGGATATACGATGTCTATAATTGATCTTAATTTTTGTACTATTACTTTATCTTTTATATCTACTACTATAGTTCCATTAGTTGCTAGTAGGGATTTTGATATAGCTTCTAATGAAAGTAGTGCTTGTTCTTTTTGAGATGAATTGCCTGTTAATACTGTATTTACTGCTAAAAGAATATCAGTATAGTCTTCCATAATCTACCTCCCAATAAAAAATAGAGCTCCTTAACTGGAGCTCCAATTTGTTAGATAGTTATAGCAAAACCAATTGCTACATCATTAGTAGAAATACCTACTTTAAATGTAGTTCCATTAGCTAGTGGAGATACTTGTTCTCCACCTCCAAAGTATCTAAATATTGCAATTTTTCTGAAATCTGGTAAGAAGTAAATTCTTCCATTTGCATTATATGTTAAGATAATATCTGTAGTTAGATATTTCCAAAATGCATCTGTAAGTAATTTAGCTTCATCATATGTTTCAGATTGAGAATTGCATTGTCCTAAAATGTCATCTCTGTCATCTTGTTTCTTTACAAATTTACCACTGTATCTGATTAATGGAATCTTTTTAAATGTTCCAGTATCAAGACCAGTTAAATTTACCATTTGTTTATATGTAGAAGTTGTTTTATCTAGAGAAGCAACTATATCTCTCATATCTACATATATAACATCTAAATCATTTCCAGTAGCTTCAGAACCAGCTGTATAGAAAGCAATCTTTTCTATTAGTTTTCTTCTAAAATCTTCTAATGTTGTAGAAATATTAGCAGCTACGAAGTTATCTGTAGATACTTTTACAACAAGATCAGAATCTAATGATTTAGTAAACACAAATGCTACATAAAATCTATCATCTTTGATCTTTATATCAGAGATTTCTATATATTTATGAGCAGTTTCTGCAATTATTTTAGGAATTTCTGTTATTAGTGTAGCAGGATTATCTATTGTAAGTATTTCTGGTAATAATACTTCAGAAACTACTGCTTCATGTTTTAAATATACAAATAGATCTCCTTCTGTATCATAACAGATTCCTCTGTCTTTATTTATTGCTTGTTTAAGATGTTTATTAATGTCTTCTTTATTAATTAGAGTTTCCATTGATACATTACATCTTCCTAAGATATCATCTCTATCATCAGTAAGTTTAATAACATCTTCTTTCTTTAAGTATGCTACCATAACTTGTGGAGCATCTTTAGATTTTCCATCTTTTATAAGTTCCACTCTTTCTACCATTTTAAATTTCTTTGCAGCTGATTCACATAATGTATCTACATCAAAATTTAATGATAAATAAGATAATTCTTTTACTGGAATATATCCAATAGTAACATTATCTCCATTAGAAGAATTTAAGATATTTTTTTGATTACTTGTCGGAGTAATACTTTTATCTTTAAATCCCATAACTCTATCTTTATTTGAATATTGTTCAAATGTAAGACTATCTGTTTTCTTTTCACCTCCCATTAATGAAGTTACAGCTGAATTAGCTGGTGCTGTTGTTGGTTGTAACTTTTTCATTCTTTACCTCCTATTTATATTATCGATAATATAAATTTATAATTAGCTTTGCGGTAAAAATAATGGTACACCTATATAGACTCCGACAAATTTAATCTATATAGGTGTAAGCCAAAATAAATACAACAAATTCTAACTACAAATTCATCTTAGTATATGTAATTATTTCTATACTAAGATTTCTATGAAGCCATACACGTTATATGACAGTCGCCTTGTTAAATAAATTACAACAAAGCCAGAAGTTTTGATCTGTAGCTAATTGTATTATGTTAATACTTTCAAACGTGTTATTCATATTAAAATATTCATTAATAAAATCTGTACATCCTCTCCTTAGGAATTGAAATCTATTAATGTTGTATATTCTTATAAGCATATCATATGGAGAAAGTTCTTTACTTGTATATAAATATTCTCCAAGTAACATATCATTTGCTAAAATAAATTGTGTAAACTCATCTAGATTTAAGCTCATATCTTCCTGACCGTATTGAATCATATCCTTCATACGTCTTTTAGTATTAGCTCCTCCAAATAAGTATTTAACTATTATATCGTATATTCCACTACGTAAAATGTCGCGACTTTCTAGATATCTAAGCCTAGATGTTTCTAAGAAGTTATATATTTCAAAATCTGCGTCAGATTGTATCTTACTACATATATAAGAACGAAGCATTTCTACAGCTCTTTTCATTCTATTATCAGGAACTAGTGGAATAGTGTAATTAACTTTTACTTTATTATTAACTATACTAGTTTCAAATTTATATCTACGGAATATATTATCAACTAATGGAATCATATAGTAAGTATCTACTATACAACTATCAATGATTATTGGAATCAAGTTAATATCATTAGTTTTCTTATACTGTTGTAGTATTACTTGAATCCAGTCATTTGGATTAAGCCATTCTGCTAATAGAATAACTCTCATATGTTCATCATTTAGTAATCTCCAATTACATAATATAAATCCTTTACATAAATCCTCATCTTTTCTAGCTAAAAAACTAAATAGTTCTTCAAATCTATATGTACTAGTATCTTTAGCTAACATTTCTATAATATTATTAAATATCTTTGTACATATATAATCTGTATCTATATCATATGGATCTTCTATAGGTTTATAACTATTTAATGGTAGCTTATATAGTAAACTTATAACATTATCAAACTTTTCTTTTTCTATAAATTCACATATATAAGCATTTATATAATTAAAGAAATCATAGAATACTTTCTTATACTTAGTATCCCATGTGTAATATTTAAAGTCATCAAATTCAATATCATCTTGAGTTATGAAAAACATAGCTAAATCTATAGCCATTCCCTTTGTAATAAACTCTTTGATAATATGTTCAATTTCTTCTGCTGTTATTTTATTTTTTATTGTAGGCATATCTTTTATTCTCCTTAGAAAAACATGTAGATAATTAAAAGTACTAATATTATCTTACTTATGTTAAATTGCATCATTCTCGCAATTAATATAGTAATATCTGCAATTATGAAACAGAATACAATGGTAAATATAGTTGCCCATAAGAACATATCTAAATCCCATTGTATAATAATAAAAGCTAAAGTTGCACTAGAGAACATTATTTTAAAACTAAATTTACTTTTTTGCTCTAAATCAATCTTACCTTTCCATAAATAATAGAATAAAAATGATAATAATCCCATATCTAGGAAATATCTATTCCTATCATTAGCTAAGAAGTTAGTAATATCATAGATAAATATATTAGTTAACCATCCATACTCCATATTAAGTTTTAGTAATAATTGATATAGTAGCCACGTAAGTGTATGGTCTTGACTACTGTCTAATACTTGAATAGTCGGTTCCATATTTAAAACTCCCATTGCTTAAATGATTCATCATCATTAGCTTCCATATATTCTTTAAAACTTAGTATTTTTTCTAGTGCATGTAGTCCCTCTTGATTTAAATATAATACCCCTTTAGTCATTAGCATATCTCTTGTGAGTTCAGCTTCATGTTGTATGTCATTAAAATATGTGATGATATATGACAGCTCTGTAGTTCCATATAAATGTTTACTTATGAGTTTTGGTTTATATTCAAAATATGTAGCCTTATAAATATCACAATTTAATCTACTAAAATATTGTGGGTTAGCTACCAACCAACTAAAGAAATCATTCAATATATTAGCTACAGTTCCATCATACATAAATGAATCAAATTTAAATAAACTTAAATCAATTACATTATTTACATCAAAGATCAAATCTCTAAATGTTTTTGGATCTTCTTTTTCTATACTACTTTCTGTTGCATGTATTATTGGTTGTACTAATAAAGAACGAAGTCCTTTCTGTAAATCAACATTAACTCCCATAATAATTCACCACCTTTATGTCATTTCAGAGTTTTCTGGATTCTTTTCCCCATCAAGCTGTTCATCTGTTCTATCTGCATTAGCTCTATTATCAGCACTTTTAAATCTAGGAGTAACATCATCTATTCCTAGAATTATAAAACTAGACTGCTCACCTAATGGAAAACATCCAATCATTTTATGACCATATTTTATAACTTTATTATTTATATTTTGAAAATCTACTTCTGTACTACTCCATACATCAATAGTATCAAAAGTGATATCTTCACATGTTAAGTTATTTATAGTATGTACACCTGTAGTTTCGTGAGCATGCATCTTCGGACCAGCTTCCTCAGTAGTTGGACCACTTAGTGTAGCTTTACCTGATGTCCATTTACCTGTCGCCATATGGGCTCTAGCGGCTTTAAAATGCGGTATCCATCCATCTAATCTATGACCATATGTAGTCCAGTTTTTGGCAACTATACAACTATCTAAACTTATCTTACCAGGTAGACCATTCTTATTAAGACTACGTTTACCTAAGTCCGTACTTTCTTCCTTCCCTTCCTCAGAAGCTTCAATACCACCCATAATAGACGGAATATAGACAACAAATGTCGGATTACAAACATTAGCTGACTGTTCTACTAGATAACATATCTCGATTACACCAGTAGATCCAAATGTTGTACGTAAATTTATATTACCAGACATTTAATTCCCTCCTTTACTTTTTATACAATGCATTGTTAAAAACGGACTTTTACACTAAACAATATATATTTTAACGCAAAAAAAATAAATACCCGACCATACAACATTAATAGTCATATAGTCGGGTTATATATTATTCTTTTATTCTGAAATCAACTACAGTTTTCTTACAAATACGTTCACCTTGACAATCCATTAATTTATTTGGTAAAATATCAGGTATATTAATATTTCCAGATAAATTATTAGCTAGTTTTGTCATAGTTTGTTCGAATGATTCCGTAATCAAAATCTCATTTTCTAATTCATGAGGGTCCCAGAATTTTAAATATTTTCTTATTTCTTTATTAAGAGGTTTAATACCATTCTTAAGAATATTATCATCAAGTATCATATCATCATAGAAACGTTCCATTGTATGAATCATATTTACTCTAAATGCTTTAAGTTGTTCAATAGTAACATTTAAAGTTCCTTCTACTTCTACAAGACCAAGTAATTCTAATACTCTTACTGTAGTATGATCTGATGTACTTAATAAATAGTTGATAATGTATTCTCTTTCTTGATTATTTAACTTCTCTCCATCAAGTTTATTCAATATTAAAAATCCAACCCATTCTTCATTCGTTCTATTTGCACGAATTAATGTAGTATAATCATCCATACCATCTCCTCCTTATAAAGACATTAATAGTTCTTAGTTTGTCTTTCTATATTAATTTTATGTTTTCTTACATAATATTCATACATTTCATCTACACCTTTATCGTAAATATCTATACCAATACTCATAACAAAGTGTAATAAATCAGCAAATTCTTCCTTAGCTCTTTCTTTATATTCAGCATTATCTAATGTATGTTTTGTATTTTTCCAGTATTTATAACATTCATCTTCTTTAAGAATTTCACCAAGTTCTACCATAAGTGCAAGATATCTATCTCTTCTAGTAGATTTCCTATCTGTATTATTTCTATTAAATGTCATATCATCAAAACATATTTGCTTAACCCACATATCTTCAAGTTTATCCATACTACTATGTCCTAATAAATCTCTGATTTTATCTAATGTACTATTAGCATCAGAAACCTTACTTAATACAGTATATTCTTCACCATGTGTAATTTCATGCTTTTCTATATTATCTGTATTATTAATATGTTTATTACCTCTGATTTCATTCATATAGTTATGTATATTATTATATGTAAGCATATCACTAGTTAAATCTTCTTTATATCTAACTATAAATGGGATAGTATCTGGATTATGTCCAAGTTTTCTAAGTTCAGCATCTCTAACTTGTGCTCCTCCTTCACTCATTGGAGTAAATCTCATTGCAATATCATTAGACGATTCATCATTACATATTTTATCAATAACTGGAACTGTTAAACTATCATTATTTTTCCATTTAGTACTGCAACCGTTAATGATAAGTCCTCCTAATAGTTTATTTTTATCATAATTACTATAATCTGAGAATACTAAACATATATAAATGAATAGTATATCCTTAATAACTTGATATAATTCACCCATATCTGCATATCTACCTTTAAATGCTCTCAATGCTTCATATGATTTTAATGTACTATCATCTATATTAAATTTATAACTATTAATTATAGAATTTACCTTATTAAATGAATCATTTGGTATTCCTTTCTTAGTAGTAAATTGTAGTAAAGAATTATTTTTAAGTTCAATCTTATTAACAACATATATAACTTTTGCAAAATCACTTTCAATTGGTTCATATAAATGATATAAATTTGTATACTTATTTATATATCTAACAGCATGTACTAATACTTTAAATAATGTCTTTCTACTTTGGAATTCTAATAGATTAGTAATAGCAAGTGTAATGTTACAGATTAAAGCTTGAACTAGATTAATTGAACTATTATTAAGTTCTTTATTAATTTCTTCTGCTGTATTTCCTTTTATATTAAGATTCCATTTACCATCATGTTTTAATATATTAAATACATATAGATTTGTCAAATCGTGATTTATTAATACAATATCTTTAATTTTTTGATCTATAAGATGTCCATAAGTTTCTTTAATAAATTCTAATGTTTTATAATTATCTTTAGATGGTTGTCTTGGAATATTATTAACATCTAAATCTATTTCTAATGTAACTAGTGCAACATCTACTAAGAATTTATTTATATTTTTATAATAGTAGTCAGATCCATTTGTAATTATACTATGATTCATCTTTTCTATTATATCATATGCATGGTCTATACTTTCATTATGAAGAGCTTTATGAAGATTTTTGACATACATTCTACATTTATATTTATGATAATATATAAATTCTGATCCATAAGTATCTAAAAGATTTACCCATTTTACTGGTTTATATAAGTCTCTTAGTGCAAATGAAAGTAATGGCCAAATGAAATCTATTTCCATTTTAGAAAATTTATCAAGTTTAATAGCATTTTCTAATGTTTCTTTTAATCTATTATAAGAAACAGGTTTATCTACAACACTTTTATCTATTCTTTTATATTTTATTAGCTGTTCATTAAATGCTTTTTCTAATTCTTCTGCTATATATTGCATATCTATATAAATTGGATCTTTAAATGAATTAAGTGCAGAAGCACCATTTATTGAATTAATTGGATTTAAAGATAAACATAGACACTTATCACTATTAAAATCATCACTCATTCCTATAATTATTTTGTGATTATCTATATTATTAACAACTTCTAATACTTGATTCTTTATTTTAGCTTCCCATATAATACTAGGAAACTTTCTAATAATATCAAAATCATAAGTTCTACCCTTAATCATACCCATTTTATATATCCATACTGCAGCTATAGCAGCATACGGTTTATCATATTTAGCTATTTTTTCTTCTGGTATTTCTATTGTGGTCATAGCAGAAGATCCTAAACCTCTAGTTTTCTTAACATATTCTGATCGAATAAATATCATTATAACCATATATATGAACTTAAGATGTCTTTTTTCTGAATCTTTTATAGTACTCATAATATCATTAGATATATCAAATACCTCGTTAATTGTAAACTTATATTTTTCTTCAATTTCAACTTCAAAATTAACTTCATCTGCAAACTCTAACCCGCCATCTCCTGATAATGATAAATATTTAAGCAGTTTTATATTAGATAATTCAAGTATTTTCTTACTAAATATTTGAATCTCTGGTCTTAACCCAGTATAATTTTCTACACAAAATCTAGTTTCTTCATCTAGATTTGGGTGTAATTCATTTATAGCTACATTTAACATTGAGTTAAATAAATGTTTATATTTTTCTCCATTAGTAGATCTAATATCTTTTACTATATTTTCTACTAATTCTAAAGGTCTATCTATTATTTCTATTAATTTAATTTTATTTTCCATTATTCTATCTCCTTTATATTATATTACATCATCAAATACATATGCTTTATATACGATAGTTTCTGATATACAGCTTGCTACATAACCATATAAATCAGTAGGATGTCTTTCTAACATCCAGCTATCGATAGTTTCCATAAATGCTATAACTCTATTAAAATATCTATATTTTGCATAATTTACAGTAGTAACTCTAAATGGAATACATTTAAGGACATCTGGTTTCCATATATTATTATTACTATTTAAATACTTATAATCTATAGTATTATAATCTGCTTGGTTTTCTAAATGATAACTCTTATTAAATTGCATTAGATAATAACACCAATCAAACTGAACTCCATGCACTACTATTAATTTATCATTATGTTTTACTTGGATATCACATTCCACAAAGTAATTACCTCTATTTACATATTTTCTTACTATTCTAGCTATCCATATCTTCGTAAGTGGTTCAATTACAAATTCTACACCATCAAGATTACTATTTTTATCTACTTTAAATGCATAAGTATTATATACATATTGACCTACTTTAAGGTTAAGATCATCATTTCCATTTACTATTTCTATAAGTCTACTATTAACATCATCTTTAAGTCTATGTGGTACCACTACTAAAGTTTCTTCATCTTCTAAAGAGTCTATAATTATACTTGTGTCTATAGCTTCAGTTTCTATAAATTTTATAACAGCATTACTAAGATCTGCAAGTTTACAACTAGGTTTTCTTAGTTTATCTATAACACTATTAACTTTTTTTTCTTTAATATCACGTCCACTATAGTATGGTATAGTCATTACTGCATTACTATTAGATAAATACATATTGTGGTAATTATTATTTTCTGGACTATCAAGTTTATCATCTCCATATAATATTCTAAGATTTATAGGAAACGCATTCATGATAGCATTAAACGTAGTAGGATTTATCTTATTAAGAGGTCCTATTACTACATATGGATGAGACATCATTTCATTATATGTTTCTATATCTCTAGATTGCATACCTTGAAAATCATACGCGCTCCATAATTTTATACTAGGTAATGGATCGCTATTAGACTTTTTAAACTTAAACATTAAGTCAAAATCCTCTGCAAACTCAAAATGATTTATAGTTAATGTATCCAATACTTTAGTATCCTTATCCCAAAAAATAATCATTTTATTCATAGATTCAAGAATATCTTTCATATATTCAGCATTAGTAAGCTCAACCTTAAAAATATTTCCAATCAATTCTGCTATAATATATTCAATACTAATATTATTATCAACTAACACTGGAAGTGTGTTACCATTTATTAGTATCCTAAAATCATCTTTAATTGCTTTAATCATAGTGAAAAATCCTCCGTTGTTGTTTAATTTACATTGGATTTTGTTAGAAAACTGATGGTGTATCATATGTAATTAATGAATTATTGACTTACATGATATAAAACAACATCTTCCAATGGAGTTGGATCTCCTTCTAATATATCAAATGGTATACTAAATGGAATTACCTTTTTGATACTATTTTTACTAGCTCCTCCACCAGGTATTAGTTCGTTATATATTATAACAAAGCTAAAATTAATAGATATTCTATAATCTACATTATCCAAATTAGATGGAGTCTTACTAGGTTCATTAAAACCAGCTTCAAAATAGCAACCAGTGATAATAATTCTACCTCTAGTTCTTTCTGCGAGTTGTTTAAATACATCAATTTGAATACCATTTAATATTGATACATTATTTAAAACATTCGCAGAATAAATCTTTCCAAGCATACCTTTAGAAGTTCCTCTTCCTACCAATGGTGCAAAATATCCTTGTACAAGTCCCATAATTTCATTTTCTAATGCTACATTCATGTATGTAACCTCCTTATATTATATTAAATATACATTTGTATATTCACTTTATTATATGTAATTGTCAGTAAAATAAGAATGCTATATAATTATTAACAAGAAAAACGTATACGAAGGAAAGAAAAATGAGTGGGAGAAGACACTCATTAAAAGATTATTCTTTTATTATTACGCTACTTTAACATTAGAATTATAGTCATCTAATTCATAAATAGCTTCAAAAAGTTTAGATTCAAAATACTTTTTTATATCGAAATATTCTGAGTCAAAACTTAATTGATATTCTTTACTAATATCAGATAATTTATTTCTAATATAAGCAACCTTATTTAGATTATGTTTATAAAAGTCAAAATTACAATTATGGACATCGTAATCTATAAAATTTCTATACTCATAATCATAAGTATCAAGTGATCTTAACATTACATATCACCTCACTTAGTAGTACATAATATAATAAGTAAATGCTCGGGAGCACACATTTATTCATTTGTATTACTAATATAGTATATGTAATTATTAAAAAGCTATTTACACTTTCCTTCCTATATTCTTAAAAATGGTAAATAAAAATAATACCCCAAATATAGAAATAAAACTCTATATTTGGGGTAAATTTATTTTATACCTTTAAATATTTATGCAGTTGGCATCATATTATTGAAGATTTCTCTCTTAATCAATTCGTCAACAGTATCCAATGCTGTATTTTTAGTTAATCCATATAATGTACTATCAAGTACTACATATGTTCTATAACTAATTAATAAGCTTTGAAGCAATTCTCTTACTCTGATATTTCTATCGTCTACCATTGCAACGTTGAAAGGAATACTCATTTCAATAACACCGGCAGCTGTAGCATCCGCGTTAAAGTTACTTGTAGGAGCTTGTTTTGGTATCATTAAGAAGAATAATGCACCATATTCAACTCTATCAAATGTCTTATTAGGTTTTATATAAGCCATTCCAGCACTATGTGAGAAGTTGTTAAACTCTGTTTCAAGTCCATTATAAGTAGCAGCTTTACTGTACTCGTCACTGATTGCGTTCATCCAGTGTCTAGTTTGTTTTATAATAAAGTAGTTACTTAATTCGGCAGGAATTGTTAAAGTAATTTCTTCCACAGGGTTTTGTAAAGTAGTACATAATGGAAGACTAAAGAATGCAGATTTAAACACTGGTCTTTGAATATCCAATGCTAAGTCAGGAATTCCATCAACTGCTCTACAAGTTTGACAAATATAGTTCCAATAAGCTTTAAAGCTTTTCTTTAAAATATCTCCAGATGGAACATCTGTATATATTTCAGGATAATATGTAGGAATCAAGATAAATAAGCTCTTATCTACCAATGTAAGTCCTATTAAACTATCCTTGCTAGGGTCAAGATATTCGCATGATACTAATGATTTTCTTCCAGTTTTACCTTTAGTCCAGTAATTATTTACGAACCAGCTACCATTAGTAATACTTTCTTGACTTAGGTGCCCAGCTAAATACATTGAATTATTTGTAGCCATTTGTCATCTCCTCCTAAGCCGCATTAGTCTTATCACTAGTCATAATCATAGCAAGTCTGTTATTTCTACTATATTCATGTCCAGTTACACTAATTTCTACTAAAATTACTGAGTTTTCTTGTTCATTTTCTTCTTCTGATACTTTTACTTCTACTACTACTCTATTATTAAAGTGTTTAGTATAAGGAGCTATTCTCTTTTCTATACCTTTTTGAAGTAAGTCTAAAGAATCTCTATCTGTATTAGATATAACATTATCTATCATGAAACATTGAGCTTCATTTAAGATTCTGTTGAAATGTATACAAGAACCTATATTTTTCAAGCTAGACATCATACCAGGATTATATCCAAGATCTTCTCCAAGAGCATATCTTCCATCCGATCTTCTTCTATAATACATAACGTCTGCTTTTACTAAGTCTGTCTTTTGATCACTTGTTCTAGGAATTAATTCTTGAGAGTCATCAGCACCGCCGAATATCTTAGAATAATCTCCAGACGCAAATGAATTACTAGTTCCACTTAATAAGTATGAAGCAAGACTAGATGATTCTCCAAGATATTCAAAGAATCCACTATATCTATAGCTTCCACCAGTTGTAGGATCTGTAAACATCCAGCTACCAATTACAGGGTGCATTCCTATATTCTTTTCTTTAAAATCTCCAAGAATATCATGAGCCCATGCAATAGCATCATTCATGTTTCTTACAACTGTTTCATCAGGTGTTCTAATATATGTCCAGTCAGGTCTAACTTTTTCTTTATGAACAAAGTCTTCCTTATATTGAACAAGTCTAGATACAACCCTTTGAAGTTCTTCTGGATACCCTTCACCGAATACTATACAATCTTTTACTATTGTAGGGTCAAATATAGCATCGTCGATGTTTCCTAAGAATACATCTTTATAAAGTTCTAACCAGATTCTATATGTTCCACGTTGGCCGTGTTTTATTGCATCTTCTTCTGCTTTCTTTTCCTCTACAGTTACTGCATATGGATTATAAACAGTAGTATAGAAATCGAATTCTTCTTCTCCAACTATTGGAGCTAAGCTTCCATAAGTTCCTCCAGCAAAGTATAATCTCTTAGGAAGATTTAGTAAGTTTATTCCAGGAACAGTCTTTCTTCTATAAGTGTGTCTTATATCATCAATTGGATTTAGTTCCCATGGAGCAATTCTACTAAATGGAGTTTCGATAGTCTTTTTCTTAATAACGTCTTTATTTCTCTTGAAATCTTCTTCTAAAGCATTTATTTCAGCTAAAACTGTATTAAAGTTTTTAATAGTATCGATATCTGTAGTAGGAGCATCTCCTAATAAAGTATCAAGTTCACTATCACTTGTAAATTCGGCTTTAATTTTAGCTAAGAAAGTTTCTCTAAGTTTAGTAAAGAATGTTTTAAGTCCAGTTTCTATACTTAATGCATTAGTTCTATTTACTAAATATGGAGTAAATGTTTTAGTATTATTAGTTTCTGTCCAAGTCTTTCTACAAGCTCTAGTAGCTCTATCAGCGAAGTTATAGTTTAAACTTCCACCATTTTGATCTCCAATAGCGAATAATGTAAAGTCGAACATATGTTCTGATTTTATATTATTTTCTCTAACTTCACATTTAAAATATGGGTAGTTTCTATCTATTGGAAGAGGACTTGATTTTGTACTAAAGTCTGCATAGAATACGTTTCCATATTCTCCTGCTCCTCTATAAACAAGACCAAATACAGGTAAACTTAATACCATTTTAGCATCCATATTAAATGGAACTTTAAGACCTTTAGTGTTAGGGTGCACTTCAGTTCTGTCAGTACTTTCAGTAACTTCAGCTGCTTCACCTATTTTAAGATCTCTCATATTTCCGCCATCATTTATTTGAGTTTGACCTTTTTCATCCTCATATTTACCAGCAGTATTTTTCTTTGGATAAGTAGCATTTGTACTTAATATTGCACCGAAGTTTGTATCTATAGTAATTCCAGTAAGTCCATCTACTTGAACAGATTTACCTTGAGTAAGACCTGTAATATTGAAATATTTAAATCCAAAATCAAAAGTATCTAAAGTTATTTCTTTAATATCAGGGTCATCTTCTGGGTTACCAGATGCAAGTGTTCCTATGCTAGCTTTAGCTTTTTTTATAGTTTCAGCATCTGCTCCTGCAGGTACTAAAGCAAAATGATATCCATATTTAACAGAATTATCTCTATTTTCATATGCTCCAGGTGTTATTCCACCAACAGGTGCCCATTTAGCGTATTTTCTTACGAAAAGTTTTTGTTTCTTATCAGATTTTTGAATCATAAAGTTAACAAAAAAGTTTGCGTATGTAGCATCAGCTGGTCTTACATTTACAACACCAGCATTAAATCCACCACGAACAGCTTGCCATATGTAAGTAGCTCCAGGACCATATAAAACTGTATTTGGTTTACCAAATAAGTCATTGTATTTATTTAATACGTCTTGTCCTGTAATATAAACTACTTCGTTTGTAACACCTTTAGGTGAGAAAATAGGTTGGAATACTGAGTATTGTGCTGTGTTTACTCTAGGAAGAGGTCTTTCAGTCTTATCTAGAATAGTTACAACTGTAGATGAGAATGGTAAAGCGTTCATACTACCAGCTATAAAGCTCGTAGGAATAGTTTTACTTCTTACGCTTAAATTCACTTCTGACATATTTCCTCCTTTTCAGGTTAATCATTTTTAGAATCAATCTTTTACTAGTTTTAGATAGATTCTTTTCCTTCAAACCATTAATAATTTAATTAAATTATTATATTATTCATATTAATTGATAACTAAACTAGATTCTTAAAAATATTTTCCCGCAAATTAAAAATATAGTTAAAAATAGCTTATTTACCTTATAATATAAGTAATATTTTAAACAGATGGATTGTTTTTTGACGAATTTTGGACAATTCGCTGTAAAATTTGTATAATAAACAGATAATATAAAGGAGGTATTAAATGAGCAATAAAGAAAATATTCAATGCTTAAAGTTTAGATTTGAACATAATAGGGAAGTATTATCTAACATGATAAAAGAAAATAGTTCTCTAGATGAAAATGTTCGTAAACCAAGTGTTATGAATAGTAATTTTGCAAATTTAAATGATGCAGTAAAAATATATGTAATGGATACTATTGCAGATATGGCAAAGGATGTGTTTGGACCATATGGTGGTATTTATGGAACACTTAAATATTTACCAGTTCCAGGTAAACAACCAAGTCCAGAAGATGCTACATATATAAAATCTAAGGATGGACATGGTTTCTTCCAACAAATTGCATTCCGTTCACATTATGCAGTAACTATAATGAAAGCAATACAACAAATCACTAAATTTATTAGTGGTTATGAAGATAAAACATCTAGAGACGGTACTACATCGTTAGCAATGCTTGCTAGTATTATGACTAAGAATATGCTAATAAACGGTAATGATGTATATGATTATAAGAAAATACCATCTACTATAATGAAAGAAATGGAAGAAGTACTTAAATTCGTAGGTACAAAACTTATAGATGATTATAGAACTCCTATATATGAAGATGCTAAATATCTTATGATAGGAGATAAAAGTGGTAAAGAGTTCTTAATAGATGCTCTTAAAACTACAACAGAAAATCATCCATGTGTAGCAGAATTCGCTAGAATTATCGAAGAATGTGAAGAAAATGGATATGATATTAATAATATGTTCTTAAGTGCTCCAGAAGCAGCAGTTGGAGATCCTGCAATTGAACTTAAAGTTGATACAGGTATTCAATTAAAAGGTGGACATTTATCACAAAATATTTCAGGTGGATTCGAAGATCATAAATCATATGTGTTTACTATGGATGGATTCGTAAGACCAGAAAATGCAGAAGTATTTATGAGTAAGTTTGAAAAATGGTTGAATTTACTATGTGGAACTACAATGCCTAATGGTACTTTCTTATTTGATGGTAAATATAATTTAGATGCTCCAGTTATTTTTGTAACTAGAACTCCTCAATATATGGAACATTTCTATAAGAAAATACATATAGAAGGTATTGATGTTATGAATACTGTAAATGGGCAAGTATTGAAACTTAATATCAAACCAAAGATTATGCTTGCTTATAATACAGAAAATAATACTATATTCTATAATGATATTATGGAAGTATTTGGTAAAACTAGAATAAATATAACAGATATCGATAGATATATAGGAATACATGGTTCTGAACTTAGAAAAACAGCTGATGGAAGTACTCTTCCTAGAGATAAGAATGAAAATCCTGAAATATTACAATTTTTCCCTAAGGTTGTATATAATAAAGAGAAATCTGATTGGGAATTTCATTATATAAAGCCAGAATTTAGTAATGCAGTGGATTTATCTGTATCTGCAAGTGTTAGATATAAAGATGATAAAGAATTAGAGTTAGAACCATCTTCTCATATAGTAGATGGTAAAGAAATACTTATAAGAACATCATATGATGGAAGCTATATCTTACTTGCTCCTACTAATAAAGATCAAATGGATAGAATAAATGAATATAAAGAAAAACTTGAAGGTATGAAAAAAGCTTATAGTAGCAATGCTATAATAGATGATAGTATAGTTGAAAGACTTAATAGATTCTGTGGACTTTTCTTAAATACTAAGATAATTTCTAGAAGTGATGATGAATATGAACTTCTTATGAGTTTATTTGAAGACGTTCTTGGAGTATTCCAATCTGGTCATAACTACGGAGTAATGCCAGGAGCTAATACATTCTTCTTAAAGAAAAGAGAAGAATTTATGTCATTCCTAGATAAAGTATTAGAAGCTCAATTTAAAGACTGTAGTCCAGAATATAAGAAAAGATATGACGAAATTACTAGAGAAATGGCTAGAAGTATTATAACTGCATATGAAGAAGTATATACATATATAGATAGATACGATTGGAGAGATAATATTTATGAATATATGACTTCTAGAAGAGATCTTCTTGACGTATTTAACGTAAATGATGGTGAATGGAGAAAAAATATACTTGAAGCTGCTAGAACTACTAGAGACGTATTCTTTGGTGCTCTTACAATTGCATTTGATATGATGAGATTAAAACGTATTAGAGTTAATACTATAAGTGAGTTTGAAGAAATCATAAGCTTGAATAAATCTATGCCTTATTATGCAGTTAATGAAGAATATATTAATAAAGATGGAGCTTATAAAGACACTTATATATATGAAGGTTTAACCCCAGAAAAATATGAAACAAATGAAGAAGTTAAAGCTGAAGTACTAGAAAATAAAATTAAAGATGAATTATTATAGGAGGAATACATGTTACATATACAAAAAAGACAAAATATTTTACTTAAAGGAATCGGACTTTTATCACCAGCGGTTGGAATTAGAAGTCAATATGAAAATATTAAAGATCAAATAAATGAAAAAGTAGACCAAGTTATAGAATCTCTTAATAAAGACGAATCTACAAATGCTATATATTTAGCAGATTTACTTAATATTAAAGTATTATTAGAAGTAGTAAGAACTAATGGATTACAAATAGGAGAAACTTTAGACTATTTAAGAAATAATATAAATAACGTAGAAGCATTTAATGATTTAGGTCTTAATGTAGAAGGGGTTACATTTGGAGATGTAAACCTAATTGCATATGATCTTACAGATGCTAATAGAATAGTAATGCAAAGATTCATTCAAAATATGTTAGATATTATTGATATGAAAACTGACGATGACGGTACTATAGATCTTATTAGTGATGCTGTTATTCAACTTGGCAATAGTAGATTATCATTTGACTTCTGGGCAAATCATGTAAAGAAAATAGAACCTACAGAAGATAATCAAACTATATTCTTAACAGAATTCCAAGAATGGTTCCAAAAAGAAGTGGATACTATAGCTATTAAAATGATTTCTAGACCAGAAGATGGAGTTCTTGTAGTTCTAGAAGGTCTTGAAGAGCTTAAAGAAGAATTTAGAAAGAATACTCCATCTAAAGTACACGATGCTATAGAAAATATGGCTGCAGAAGACTTTAATAATACAGAATTCTTAGACACTATTCTTAAAGCTATAATCGGTAGAGATAATCTTGAAGGAATAAATTTAAACTTATTAAGTAATGATGTTAAAATATTAATTAATAATATTAAACTTGCTATTGATAAATTTATGAGAAAGAACCACGTAGGAGAAATAGAAGTTCCTATGCAAGATCCTAGAGATCCATCTAAAACTATCAATACTACACAATTAATACCTAGTACAGTAAACTTACCAGAAAGTATTCTATGTGCATTAGTAACTCAGTCAAGTAAATTGCATGATGAAGCTAATACAATGGAAAAACTTAGAGAAGATAATTCATTTATGTTAGTGTATAACTTATATAATGAAGTATTATCTGAACTTTTAGGAAATAGAATTACAGATGAAACAGTTTGTAGATACATTTCTTGTATAGCTGCTAATATACAAACTATTAGCTTTATAAATCCTATACTTAGAGTAAAAGATCAAAATATATCAACTGCAGTATATACTATAAGAGAACTTATACATGATGAATATATAGCAGCTGGTAAAATAGAAGCAGATCCAACACCAGAAGTACCAGAAGAAATTGCTAATGTAAGCGAAGATCCTATGAATAGAGGTGAATAATAATGGAAGATATTAAAAATATAGAAATGGAAGACCAAGTTTTAGAACTTGGTCCCCTATATGATAAAGTAAAAGAAATAGCAGAAGCTAATAAAGAAGCATTTAAAAATGACCAAACATTAACTACAGTACAAATGGATGATGTATTTGCTAAAATATCAGATAGAGGAAGCTTTAGCGTAGACGATCCAGACCTAGAAATTCCAGAACTTAAGAAGAATATTGTAAAGATATTTGGAATAATCCATAATATATTCGTTACGGATATTTATAAAGATGGAATTCCTAAGAAGGTACAAGATGAAATATATCATAAAATGCAAACTGTAGTTGCTAAAAAGAAAGAAGCTATGAATTCTCTTAGAAAAGAATTAGATTTAGCAAAATCTGATCTTAGAAAAGCTGAAAATGAAGTAAGAAAAGCAGAAAGATCTGGTAGAGCAGTTGTAGAAGCAGATAATTCTTTAGATATTCCATTAAAGAGATACGATAATGCAGAAGCTAGATTTAAAGCTAGCCAAAAAGAATATCAAATATTATCGGATATAAAAACTAGAGTATTTAGTGGTAACTCTAAAGAAATGCAACATATTCAACATACTAAAATAGTTCTTTCTATATTATATAGTATAAAGAAAATAATGAAAGAAAACCTTACACTTGAACAAGTACAAGAGCAAAAAATATTTAGTTCAGATAATGGAATAAATGAGAAGATGTATAGTTTATTAAATAAAATAATAGCAGAAGTTAGAAGTTTAAGTGATAATGAATTTAATAAATTATTAGAAGAAATCGCAGAAACTAGTTTAGAAACTTATAATATACAAGCTAATAACTACTATATTATGTGTAAAAATGTTCTTAATATTCTTATAGAAATGTTTGGAATTGAACTTAGTCTTCCACCTATTATGAAAGAATTTAATAAGAAATCTGAAGTTCCAGTTGATAGAAAAGATGAATGGGATAAAGCAGAACAATATACAATAAATCAAGCTAAAAACTATATAAAAGAAATAGTTGAAGGAAGATATGAAAAGAAGAAGATTGAAGGACATGAATTAAATATGTTAAAAGAAATGTTAACATTTATTGATGAATGGACTACATTACAAACATTACAAAATATGATACAAGCAAATCAAAATACATTAATGCAAAAACGTGCTATAATAACTAGATTTAAGCAAAGTATTAGAATAATAGCAAGACTTATATGGAAAGGTAAAGAATCAGATGTAGTAGAAAATGATTTATTTGAAAAAATATCACTTGCAGTGTTATTCGGTACTACTAAAGCTGATGGAATATATCTAACATTATGTATGATTTAGGAGGTTATTATGAAATATGCTTATGTATTTTATGATAAGTTCATATTTAGATTTGAACCAGATAGAATGACTTATAGAATGATTTATTTAATAGGTAAATATAATAAATTATATAAAGAATTACCAGGTCACCATAAAAACGGTGACCCTTTTACTCTAGACGAAATGTTGGAACATTCTAAAAATTGGAACCAAATAACAGTACAAAGTTATTGGTTATTCTATCTACAAAAGAATAAAGAAAGATTTAAAGAATTTTATAAATTATTCGAACAGGAGGAGAATATGAAGCATTATATTTTCTTTTATACAGAACATTTTACTTTTAGAATGAGTAAAGGTTTAATAGAAGCATATAACAAAGAAACTAAAGAATGGGGTAAAGTTGCAACTTATGAATTAGTTGATGATTATAATTTTAAATCATTAAGTGGATTTATGATTACACATTATGCTGATTTTATGAAAGATGCTAATGGTGAATTGATGAACTTTATTAATTATGAAAAAACTACACCTAGATTTTTAGAGTTTCTAGATATAATAGAAAAAGGAGTAGATGTTAAAGATGAAGAATAAATTAGAACAAGAATTAACTAAATATACTAATGTAAATATTTTACCACATGATCATAAATATGTAAAATCATCACTTATTTATAATATGGGATTTGGTTTATTAAGAATTAAAACAGATGATGTACAACAAGTATGGAAAAATCTAGTTGAATATAATTATTTTAATGAATTTTTTACATTATTCCCATCTAGAATAGAAGGAGATACTGTAGTATGTAAATTTGTATATAGAGAACCTCATATATATTGTAAAAATGATGGAATTAATAATGAACTTGGATTATATCCAGTAGATAAAGCTCGTATTACCTTAAATTGGTTAAAAGATCATATTTATAGAAATCTTATAGTAGAAGAGCAAACTGCTGATGATTTTATAGTATTTACTAGAGGATTCTACTTTGATAGAACTATTAGTGAAATTATAGATATACTTGGTAAAGATGAATATATCTGGAATGATAGTAGTAAAGACGATAGAGAACTTCCAAAAATTATAGATAAACTTATGCTTAGATATATTTATAGAGAACTTAATGGAAATTCTAAATATGGAGAATTAAATGAATATCTTAAAGTTGACGATTTACATCCAATGACTTCTCTAGCTCGTATAATTACTTTAAGTAATCTTAGTCATATAGATTCAAATGTTATTTATAATAATGACTCTCCTAATATTGTAACTAGATTTAGAATAAAAGGATATAAAAAGCATTTTGATGTTGCTGCTGATATTTTAAGAGATACTGCATCTGATGAGCAAACATTTATAAATAAAATTGAAAATAAAGGAAATAAAGCTGTAATAGAAGTTATTAATATAAGACCATTCCCTTGGTGGAGTAATATAATTAAAAGTGCTAAAACTATTGAGGATTTAGAAAAATCTTATCTTAAAGAAGCTAGTAGAAAGATTCCGTTTAATGATGATGATTATATTATAGATATAGACTATAGATTAACACACGAACCAATTAAAATGGACTATAATATTACTGGTATAGATAATTATCAATTTGATAAAAATTGTGTAAATTATAATATTGACGAGTTATTTAAAAAGGAGCAAAACTTTATGGAAGAAGCATTAAAATATATTAATGAAAGAAGAGATGCTAAAAGATTTGGAACTACTGAACATATTGATTTAAATTTAGTATTTGAGTATCAAGAAAAAGTTGAAGATGGTGAACTTGTTACTACTGTAACTAACATTACTGAAAAGACTGGTAATAAAGATATAGACGCTGTCTTAGATTACATGAGAGCATATAAGACTGTATTTGGTCTTGATTCTGAAACTAGAGAAACAGTTATAGTAGGAGATGAATCATTAATAGAAGCACCTACAAACTTAATTTCTATAATTAGAAAAGCATTAAGATATGTTGGATTAGCTCCACTACTTAATGTAAATTTAGATAGAGACTTTAGATATTATATATTAAATGGATTAAGAAGTGATGGAACTGGCGCTACTGTTTACTTTGGTGATATCCGTAGTCATGTAATGTATACTGTAACAATTAAAACACAAGAAGTTCCGAAACCTGAATATTTTGATGAAATTATTAATAAATTAAAAAATCTATGCGAAAATGTTGTATTTGAAGGATGTGTAAATCTTGATAGAAAGAAGGTTCAATATGAAAGGATTGACTAAAACTATATTTAAATTTGAAGTAGAATACGGAATAGTTTCATTTTATAATTATAATTTTAAAAATAATCTAGACTTTTTTGAACCTACTAATGTGATAATATTTCCAGATCCAAATATGAGACCAAATGATCCGAACTTTGCTAATAATAATCAATTTAATATAAACTTTAGATATTTTATTATTAAATCAATAAAAGTTGAAGATTATGAAAATAAAGGACATAATAGAACTGCATTTAATATTGGAACTATAAATGATTATATAGCTAAATATTATATTTATACTCCAAATAAATATGAATCTAAGTTTAAAACAGAAACGTTTACAATAGAATCAGATATTCCATATTATGAAGCACAAGTAATGATGGAAGATAATGAAGATATTTATAGAAAGAAACTAGTTAGAAAAGTATATGAAAATACTATTGATGATATTTCTAGTAGATCCGTTAAAGATGTTTCTATTGGTAGACTTCTTAGACTTTATAATGAACCAATTAGAGAAAATGCAGTTTATAATACATCTAGGTGTGGATTTAGTGTAGTTATTAAAATGACTGATGAAAGTTATCTTGATAAAGTTCTTAACATCTTTAATAAAGTGGATTATGGATTTATTAAATCTCAAATAATGAAAGAAGAATATACTGAAATAGGAGTATTTATTTATAGTAAAGATAAACTATCTAGAGAACGTGATATACAAAAAACGAAACAGTTTATTAAGGGATACCTAAAATGTTATGATGATAGTATAGAAATTTTAAGATTTGATGTTTTAAATACAAAAGATGATGTAATATATCATAAATTCAACTTAACTGGTCATGATAACGAAGTATTTGGATTACATGGTGAAAATGTAGGTTTCTCTTACTTTAAATTCACTGATAAAAGTGATTACAATTTAGCAGAAAATATATATGAACAAGTTGATGAATTTGATAAAGTTGTAGAATATGGAAATGTTCCTAATCCTGGTAATAGAGTTATTATTACATTAGAAGCTGGAATTAAAAATGGAATTACGCCAAGAGATTGCGATGGAATATTTACAGAATTATATGATATCAAATTATTAGAAAATGCTTCATTTATTCCAGAAAAATATTCTTATATAAAGAAACTATTTAATGAGTATAAACCTATAACATATAAAGAAACTACATTTTATAATGGTAAATTAATTAGAGGTTTTGGTATAAATCCAGGATTCTTTAATAATCCGGAGGAAGAAGAATATTTTAATTGGTTTAGAACAGCATTAACTAATTTATATAGAAGATTATGTTTTATAGATCATACTTATAAAAATCAATTATTTTATGGACCATTTTTAAATAATATGAGTGATTTTATTAAGTTTGAATTTGCTAATCCTATTAGAACTAGTAAAGATGAAGCTCCAGAACTTACTAGAATATTCTTTAATGTTAAACTTAAACCTTATATTACTAAAAATGTAAAAACAGATCAAGTTCAACAAGGTTTATTTGAAGAAGTAATAAAAAGAATTATGGATAAGAAAATTACAGTTTCAGTTCCAGATTTAGCAGTATATGAAGATATAGCTGTTGATAGTACATATACAAAAATATAAACCATCCGAACAACAAAAGTCTGGTGTCGAAATTTTAAACAAGTTATAAATGTAGTATAGAGTAGGAACTATCTACTCTATATTTATTATTAGATTTGATATAGAGATATACTTGTAGATTTTTGAGAATTGATATAATCCAATGCGCGTAAAACATCTGGATTATTTTTATCATTCTCTAAATCTTTCTCTATATCATTAATCATATTATCAAGAAATTCTTGTTCTAATTTAAATTTATTATCACAGTTACTAGAACTATTAATAATAAATTTATCAAAGAATCTTATGAATTTCTCTTTAATAGATTCATAATAATTAAAGCTCATTAAACCACCTCCTTTCTTGAGGTGATAAATTTATATAAAATAGATAGTTCCTATTTTATAATAAAATAAAAAATAAACATACCCCAATATAGATATAATTCTATATTGGGGTTAAGTTTTTATTTATCTTTATTTACAGATTTACAAATTCGATCTGTAATTTTATAAGCTGCATAGCATATTACTGCTATACCAATTATTCCTATTCCTGATGCAGTTGCTTTTATGATGTTACCAGCTGAATCATAAACATATTCATATTTCATATTAAATCCTCCTTATTGATAGAACCAATACCATTTTTCAATAGATGATCATTAACTTGATCAATAGTTTTATCAATAGTATCATTCTTATCCATAGTTGCAGCGGCATTTAAACATACACTACCTAATGCACCAATTGCCATTCCGGCAACTAGATACTTTTTATTTTTAAATCCAGCTGCCATTGTTATACAGTAACCAGATGTTATTAAACATCCAGATCCGGCTATAAATAGTGAACCTTTGCATACACTTCTTAATATACTCATTTATTTTCCTCCTTTAATTTATAAGTATAAACTCCTTTTATTAGCAGTCCAGCACCCACTAGGAATGCTCCTGCTATTTGGCTACTTTTATCATCAGTATACTTACCAGCAGCCGCTATAAGTACACCTCCTATAATGCTAGCAGTAGATGTAGGTTTAAGTATATCTTTTACTATTTTCCAATTAACTTTCATAACAATACCTCCTTAAAATTTTAATCCTTATTATAAATGGATGTGGTATCATCCTTTTGAGTTAAATAGATAATACCACCAATTACTACTATACCTCCTAATAAATATTTACCTACATCAGAATCAGAGACAACTTCTGAAGTATTTTTTGCTATGGTAGTTACTCCCTTAGCTAAAGGTTTCATTACCATATATGCTAGATCTGATATAAACATAAAGATCACCTCAAATCTAATTACAGATTATAGAGGATTGGTTTATAAATCCTCTTTTAATTTCTAAACCTAATAGCGCAAATCCGTTGGTACCTTTTGAGCACCAACGTTTTTCATATTCATTGACTTCTTTAATATTACCAACGAAGTCAAATGAATCATAACTGCCATCTCTATTACAAGCTGACAGTTGATTAATACCATATATTTCACAGTACACTGCTGGACGTACTGCTTTATGGTTAAATATTCCAAATGTATTATTTTTTATTAATTTCTTTATTTTCATTTTTATCCTCCTCTGTTTCTAATAATGATTCTAAAAGTTCATACCTTCTATATGCATCTTCTAAAACATTAAACGTTCCAGCTAATCCTGCGTAAATATTAGAAGAAGATAATATTTCTTTAATCTGTCTTATATCTCCTTCTAATTTTACTTTAGCAACTGTTACTGCATATTTATTTAGTGATACTAAAGTTACGATCTTACTTTTATATACTATTAAATACGATAGTAACTCCTCTTTTGCGTAGTGATTTAATTGATCTTCTATATTGCTAAGTTTAAGAACATCGTGGATACATGTTCTTTTTCCATATTTACTTTCTAATCTATCTATTACGTAATTTTTGAATTTATCCCAATTCTTAAATTCTATTTCATTTAATACTTATCTTGCTGTCATCTTTAATCATCTCCTATCTCATTATCTTTATCATACCATAAGTATTTATAATTTTTATTATCTAGATTATTCTTCAATATACCTATAAGAGGTTCTATATGAAGAAATAAATCATCACCACTTCTGGTAGCAATTATTTTATTTTTAATAAATTTATCATACATTTCATTCCAAACTTGTATAGGATAACACCATTCACCATCTCTGATTTCCACTAGATCAGAGTCTTCATCATATGATTCTATAACCATTTTGAATGTTATATTACCATATAATGCTTTGGCAATTAATTCGATTCTACCTTTATATATTACATATATTTTACCATACATAAAATCGTTCGGTATTGCTTTAGCTATTATATTTTCTTTTTCTGCAACAATGATAGATATTTTATTATTTTTAATCATGTTTCCTCCTTATTTAATAAAAAGGAGAAGATATTTATTAGATTTTATCTTCCCCCGTAATTTCTAATTAAGCATATCTATTTTCCCATTTTATACCACGTTCCTTATCAACCTTATATCCTTTGATAAGGTAGTTAACCCATTTTTCTATTCTGTATGCCCTTTTTATATACTGATAATTTTTATCATTAAGATAATCATCATATATATCTTTTATTTCTTTCATGTAATCTTCTAAATCATCACAGAATTGATTATAATTATCAAACACTCTAGATGGTTGCTTATAGTCCCATTCCATCCATGGTTCCCATGGAATGTCATATAGACTTAGTGATTTTCTAACTAACTCTTTAACATCAATCTTAGCTAATTCATTAGATATGCTATCAGAATGCCAAAATGCTTTAGATGCAGTAACTGGATTATCACTGCATTCTAAAGAAATTCCTATTTCCTTCATTAATATTTCTTTATTATATTCTGTTTTATTTTTAACTTGATCGTCTAAATCAGCCATCATTTTATTAAATCTGTCTATTATTTTTTCTACTCTTCTCATTTTACATCTTCTCCTTTTATTATATTTTATTATCCTACTAATCCCCATTGAATTAGTTTATTTATTTCAGCACACATATTATCATGTGCGTCTAATGATTCAAAGTTATTAACATCTTTAATTAATTCTATTCTATCACAAATTACTTTTAACCAGTTAGCATTCCATTTAGGATCTCTGAATCTACGACAATCTAACATTGCCCAATATTCCTTATCATATGATTCATTATCTCTAAATATAGGGTAATAACTATTTCCCTTTTGATATTTTTTAAATTCACTACGCAATTGTTCTCTTAATTCTTCCACAGGAATATTGATATTATTTGGAAGTAACTTTTTGAAGTATTTCTTATATGTTTCTGTACTTCTAAAATATACTTCCAATTGATGAAATTTTTCATATCTATCAAACATTTCTTGAATATCTTTATACCATGTTTCTAAGTATGGTATGTTAGCAAAACTTATTGAATTATTATAATTATATTTTGCTTTTTCAATTATATCTAATGCTTTTGTTATTTCCTTTACAGCAAAATCATAATCCATGCACTCATTAATGTACATACCCATTAACAATTCTTTAAGACTAGTACCTTTTCTATTATTTAATAACTCTACTATTTCTATAAAAGAGTACTTATTATATAAATATTCTTTTATTTCATCAATTGAATGCATTGACCAAACTGAAAAGTCTGTATCTTCTAAAATTATAGCTAAATCTGTAACGACATTATCAATTTTATTCTGATCTAGTTCTTTTTGATCTTTCAATTTTATATTTTTTATATTTTCAAATCTTTCTTTTAATTGTTCCATTTTTCTCATACTAATCATTCTCCTTCTCATTTTAAATTGTATTATTTATTAAAATATAAAAGAGGGAAACTACTGTTTAATTTCCCTCGCATTTTCTAATTATTTATTACTAGCTACTTCTAATATGAAGTAGTTATTATAGATACAAGTTATAAACCCAATTAAACATCCGATAGTAACTTCATAATCTTTATAACTTCCTGTTTTAAGTTTTTCAATGTATACTTCAATAAGTTTTTGATCATGATCGACAGCATTTTCATATACACTTTTAATGATATCATTAGTATAATTACCTTTAATACTAAATTCTACATCATCAACAATATTTTTCTTAGGACCAAACACATCTAAGTTAATAACTACATCATTTAAAATTCTATTAGCTTCTAGATCTCTAGTTACATTTTCAAACCATTCCTTAAATTCTTCAAAATTTTTAAACTTCATATTCTATTCCTCCGTTTATTCTTATTTTTTAATTACCAAATTATGAATAAGGATATTATATTTCAAATATCCTTATTCATTTTTAACCTTATTTGTTTTCCATGTTTCTGATTCTTTCTTCATGGTCTTTTAATGCATTTAACATATTATCCATTCCTTTTGCATTGTGATTTATAACATCTGCATGATCATCTGTTATGAATAATGTTCCTAATCCCATTACAAATGTACCTAAACATGCCAATTTAGTATCTCTTTTACCAAATCCAAAACCTGCCATTCCTGAACCTACCATAACTAATCCTGTACCAATAATTCCTTTTAATCTCATTTTGAGACCTCCTTTATATTTTATTTAGAATATATAACATCGCCTAATATTATATATTCCTTATTATCTATATTAGTATATGTAATCGTTAAAACGCTATCTCTTCATTCCTTCGTATATTCTTGGAAATAAATAAAATTAACAAAAAAAAAATAAAAATCGGGATAATACAATATAAAATCATATTATCCCAAATAACCAACTAATCTGATAAATTAGTCTTATATATTAATTTATAAACTGGTTGTATTTCTAATAAGTCGTTCATATCATCACCAAACTTTCTAAATTCAGAATGATAAGGAATTTCAATTTCTCTCATTATTTCTGCAGTTAATCCAAATTCTTTAACTTTTTCTAGAATATGTTTAGTTCTTGTTTCTTTACCCATTAGATGTTGCTTATCACACCATTCAATTATATCTTCATACTTACTTTTCTTATTATCTATATAATTATCTTCTGTGGTATTTTCAATAAAAACTTCTAATAGATTTTTTAAAGCTTTACATTCTGCTACCATACACATAATTGAATGATTAGTAAGTTCATCTTTATAAATATAGTTATAATTTCTCATAGTACCAATTAATTTAATATTTGATTCAATTTTAAATAATAAGAATTCCATATATCTTCTGCTAGTTTTGCTCATATCATCAAAATATGGTTTATTATATTCTGCTACTACATCTAAAGTTCTTTTAAAATAATACAGCTCAAGATCTTTAAAGTCTGAATTTTCTTCATATTCTGAATCAATTAACTGTAGTTTATTTAAAGTAACACTTATTCTCCATTTCATTATATCTAAACTATCTCCAAGCATTGTTCCATTTAGCATTATTTATCATCTCCAGAAAATATATGATAGTATTCCAATACTTTAAATACAGGCTGAACTTCTTCAAACCCACATGCATTAAGACTTATTATTTTATTATAATCATACTCCCTAATATCAAGTTCACTACACCCTTGAAGTCTAAGCTTTTCTTTAATATATTCAGCCTTTTTAGTTATTTCTTCTTCAGATGATAGGTTTAAATCAACTTTTGTATAAAATTTACGCAATTCTTTAAGAAGTTGTTCCCATTTACTAGTACTACCTTTATAAATATCTCCTGCTATATTCTTTTTAATCATATTTTCTATTATAATCTGAGTTTTAATACATTCATCTTGTAATTCAAGATTGAAAAATCTAAATGCACTTATATATTCTCCAGTCATACTTTCATGATGTATATTATAATACACATTATATAATACTAACAAATAATTTATCATTCTTTCAGTATTTTCTTCAAGTTTATCAATATATCTAAGATCATTTATTCTATTTATAAGATCATTAATCTTTTTATCAAAAATTATATTTATAGTATTACTAGCTTTAATAAGATCTGCTCTAAATCCTGGTATTCTATGATTATCTAAAAATTCTTTTACTCTTTCAATGAGTTTAATTCTTTCTGTTTCTGTTAGTTTTAATCCTTTATCCATAACATCCTCCAGTTAAATAAAAAATTTGGTGGCGCCCATATAGACACCACCATTATTAATTATAATACTTCTAATAAACATTAGTCGTCGTCTCCTACTAGACCACTTCCAAATCTATAACTTAGATATCCACATCCAATTAAAAGTACTCCTGTTAAAACTATCCATAAGATTTTTCTTCCTTTACTATTTTCATTTGCTATAACAGGTCCCATTAATTGAGTTACTGTATTATCTGGATATACAAATGCTTTAAGATCTGATACAAACTTCATATTATTCATCTCCCTCAGCATTTAATCTTTTATATTGCTTATTATATAACTCAATTATTTCTTTTCCAGCTTCATCGCTAAGCTTTTTATAATCTCCACCAGATATCATATATACATCCAAATCTTCATTTGACAATCTAATAAACTTATTATCAAAATTAATTCTTATTGGTAACAATGATTTCTTTTGTAATTCATCCATTGATATAGGATCTAAATCAAATACTACAGTATCTTCATCTAGATTGATTAATATTGAATCTCCAAGTGGATCATAAAAGTTATAATTCCCATTTATTACTTGTTGATATGTTACATCATTCATGTCATTAATATTAATAGTAGCTTCAACTGAGTCAATACTTCCTATTTTTGATATTCCATTTTTATCTACTAATATAATACTAGTATATCTAGTAGATGCAGGCAATGTTCTATTATTTAATAAATACATTATGCCATATTCAAATTCATTAAATGGTTTAACTATATTCCAATGTCTATTAGCTTTTAAAGGATAGTTAAATGGATTAACTCCAATATCTCCATAACCATTTTGTCCAAAAGTTGAATTTCCTATCTTCTTATACATATTCTATCTCCTCCATCTCTTTTATTAAGCTTCTACTGGTGTATTTTCTTCTACTTTAGTATCATTTTCTGCAGTTTCTTCTACAACTTCATCAGTTGCTCTAACATGTGTTTCTTCCTTAGGATAAACATCTGGATGCTTTTCTTGAACTTCTTTTATTATTTTAGCAGCTTTTTCTTTAGCTTCTTTATAAGTTATTCTTCCATTATAAAAATCATTAAATACCTTTGCTATTTCTGGATTTGCTGCAGCTGCTCCAATACTAGTTCCAAATTCAAATATTTTACCTACAAGATAAACTCCACCAACTACTAAACCAACTTTAAATAATCCTTTTAACATACTAATCACTTCTCCTTTTTAATCTAAATGTTTTTTATATTCTATTAAATGTTCTACTATAAGTTTTTGATCATTTTTATCAAATACTACAAACTCATCAAATAAGTTTAATATATCATCACAATCAAAATCAGTTAATTCATTTACTCTGGCAAATGTTTGTATTAATTTATATTCTACTTTACCATTAAATGATACTATATCACGTATAAATCCTAAAGCTCTTTCCTGATTATGAAATATAGCTTCTGTTATTCTAATATGATATATGGCTTGTGAATATTGAGACAATATATCAGCAACTCCTATCATTATCAAACATTCCATTATACAATATAATTGAATTAAATCATTTATAGCTTCTATATTATCATTAGTTTTAATAGTATGAAGCTCAAAATCCTTACCATACTTCTTAGTAAAGTCATCGATTAAATCTTTATATATTGTATAATATATAGTGTACCCAGTATAGCTAGTATTAAATAATTTCATAGTCTTACGAGTTGTAACCATTCTAAGCTCTTTATCATTTATTGATAATTCATTAAGCCTATCTTCAAGATTATGTTGTAAGACTTGATAACCTTTTATTTCTTTCATGCTTTTATCGAATATTTCTTGAGTTGATTCTTTAACTTTATATAGATCTTTCATTAAATATCACCTCTTGTTAGGTATATACAATTACTATCTAAGTAATCATTTAACCCTTTAAGTAACATCTCATGAATATTTTTACCAAATATTCTATAAGCATTAAACATTCTTACTAATAATTGAACTACATCTTTACCAAGTTGTAAATTCATACATTCATTAGTAACTTCCAATGTTATAGTTTTATATATACCTATACTAACATTATCTATAACTATTTTAAATATAGATACTATATCATCTATATGATCTTCAAGTAACATCATAGCTAGATGATTATCACATTTTCTTATCAATGTAATTAACATACTTTTCATAATATCATTATTGTATTCTATTGCATATGCACTTAACATAATAAATTCATTACAAACATATGCGAGTTTTGCTCTATTAACACGCTTTTTAGTTATAATTGGTAATTTACTAATATCTTCATGCATTGCAATTAATTTATCTTCAAGTATTTCTTTTTCTAAATCTTTTTTACAAACTTCATACATGTAAGCTTTACTAAGCCCTACATATTTAAATTTTGTAGTATCAATTGCATCTCTAGCTACTATATAATGCGTATCGCTAGCTGTTCCCAATTTCTTTTCCAATAATCCTATGTTATGATTATAACCTTTAATTTTCTTAGAGTTATTAATCATATCTTCCACCATTCCACTAAAAGCTTCAACTTCTTCCAATTTTAATTTTTCAAATGTCACTATTGCCATACTCTTTCTCCTTTATATTATATTTTAGCACTTTTAGTATAAACCTTTTATGTATACACCTCCTATAATCAATTTAAACGCATTTATAAGCCATTTTAAGAGGTTCTAACATTTTATGATATAATTTACCACTAATTATATTAAAACCTCTTATAAGTGCCTTATACGGCTTATAAATGCGTTATTTATATATGTTTATACTACTATATTATATGTAATTAATGCTAATTTAAGAATTATGCTTCTATATTATGTAATCCAGCTTTTTTAAGGTTATTTACTATATTATCATGATACTCTTTATTTGATAATATTTCACGATATTTTCCACCATGTATTTCTCTATATATTTTATCATCATAATTTAATAAGTTAAAAACTATATAATGATCTATAATCTCTTTATCTTTTGGTTCTATACCAAACTCTTTAAGTATTTCCAATATACAGTTTATTCTCACCATAAGCATTAGATGACTATAATTTACCATAAATTCTATACGTTCTTTAATAAATTCTGGAACTTCTGGATAATTCTTAGCCTCTAAATCTTCACATGACTTAACATATCCATCAAATTTATATTTATTATCTTCTAAGAATTGAACTTGTTCTTCAAATGTTTCTACTTTAGATTCTTCTAGAAATTTACCTATTCTATCATAATTATGTAGATCCATCCAATATTCTTGAGCAATATCATCTCCCATAACTTCTGTTAGGAAGTTAATCATCTTTTCCTTATAACTTTCACCATAACTATATTTATATTTAATTAATAAAGCCTTATAATCCATTATTCCTCCTAATTTAAAAATGTTTTCTTTTCTTCATTTTTCTTTATTATTTCTAAACTACGTTTACGTCCACCATTTTTAGCAAGTTCTAAAGATTTATCTATTGCATTCATTGGAATTATAGACATTAAACCTATTTCCATCATTGATTCTAATACAACTTTATATTTAGCTTCATCTTTATAATACGGAGTTACAGTTTCATTTACTTCTGACCCTACTTTAATTTCCTTATCAAATTGGTACATAAACTTCAAATAAAATGCATGAAGTACTTTAGACATTTCCATAATATTAGCCATTACTACTTCTATAGGTTTATCTTTATTTTCACTAAAGACTTTATCTTCTAATAATGCAGAAATTGCACATAATTGTACAAGTAAAGTCATAGATGAATATCTTAATATTTCTAGATAATATTCTTTATTTTTATTTTTATCTTTAGTAGTTTTAACATTTATAGAAGCATTTATAGCTTTTTCTTTAAGGTTTGGATACCAGTTAAGAACATTATTTATTTGATCTTTAAATTTTATATTTGGATCCATAAACTCATCTCTAGCCATCATTTCTTTATTTACCATATCATTACATTCAATGTATATAGATTGTCCTTTATCAATAGCTTTCTGATTATTTTTAGTTATATCATTTATTATTCCAAATGTTAATAATTTAGCTTCTTTAAAGTCCCATTCTTTAATAAGATTTAAATATTTATTTTGATCTTTAATTGTCATAAATTCATCACTCCTATTACAAACATTACTATTATTACTATTCCTATTAGTCCCAATACAGCATAATCGAAACCTTTTCTTATTTTAGATATTTTCTCATCATTTTCTTTTCTAATTTTAGTAACTTCATTATTCATATTTTCAATAACCATATTTATTTTATTATCAATAGTTACTGGATGTTTACTCTTCTTTTTCTTCTTTTTAAATTCTTCTCCTGCATATTTATTTACATGCTCTCTTTTTATTTTAATCTTCCCATTGTAAATATCTTCTGCAACCTCACAGTTCCTAGCTATTTCTCTAACATATCTACTACGTTTAGATCTTTGCCCTTTTCCCATGATTTTCCTCCTAAGATTTTAATTCTTTAATTTCTATCTCTTTAAATTCTACCTTATTTTCTCTTTGTAATAATGTTATAAAGTGTTCATAAGTAGCTGTCGCTATTTCTTCAATAACATCATCATTCTTAACATTAATTCCATTATCTTTAAGAATTCCTCTTACAAAGTCTTTAACTGCAGAAGAATATCTAGATTTATTAGTATTTAATACTATTTTTGGTGGTACTATATATTCTAAAGTTTCTGTGTTAGATTGTACATCTGTACCTATTGTTATATTTGAATTTCCTATGTTAATATTATATTTCTTATTATTCATTTGTCATCTCCTATTATTTTCGACTTTTTCATTATAAATTGTAGAAGCTCTACGATATATTTTATCTTTAAGAATCCAATCATCAGCAAGCTTTTTAGCTTCTTCTTCAATTATTTCATATTTATCTTTTATTTCTAAATGTTTTTCTATATTATCTAAACGTTTAGAAATTGTTTCTACAAATTTTAATAACTCTTTTTCAAAATCTGACATTAATTATCCTCTCCATTTATGATTTTTATATTATCGGAACACTTATATAATGCTAGTTTTTCTTGATATATCTCATTAGCTCTATCTGTAATCTGTTTATCTCTAATCATTTTAGCTGCTAGCTTTTGTGCTTCTGTTTCTATATCAATATTTTCATCTTTTAATTTATTTTCTAAAGTTTCAAGACGTTTTTTAATATCTATTATTTCATTTAAAAGATCATCTGTATTCTTATTCATCGTTTCTATTATTTCAATTAAATTAGCCATTATTCACCTCCTATTAATTTCCATGTATTCTCACGACTTCCATGACATGTTTTAATATTTTTTCCAATCTATCAATTCTATCATGCAATGCTTCTATTGTATTATCTCTATTGATTTTACCATATCTCTCATCATCAGTTGGTGTTTTAAACCATTCCTTAATTCGCTCTTTAACAGTCGGTTTTCTATTGTTAAATGTTGTATCTATGCCTTTACCGCTTACAGAATCAGTTTTATCATTAGTAAATGCTTTATTAAATCTATCTTTCAATTCTTCAAATGGGTCATCTTCTTCTTTATCTGATTCTTCTATGTATTCTTTTAATACATATTGATTAAGTTCTTCATTATATAGAACTTTATATTTCTTCCCATTAAATTCAATTATTTCATCTGATCTCATTTCTTCATCTCCTTTATATATACTTATATATCATTTTAACTATACTAGCTATGTTATCTATCTTTTCTTCTAGTCTTTTCAATCTTTGTTCGATAGTTTCAGGTTGAGGGAAGAACTCCTCAACCTTTTCTTCTTCGACTGGTTCTATTGTTAATCCATCACCAGATGAGTCTGATATTACCCTATACTTTTTATAATTTATAGTTACTATTTCTCCTACTCTCATATCATTCAACTCCTATTATTTCTAGTAATTTAGTAAAATCCATTATTTGCTTTGCCTTTTCCATCTTAGATTTACTAGGATTTTCTCCAATTACTAACCAATCTGTTTTATTACTAACACTATCACTTACATGGCCACCATTTTCTTCTATTAGATCTTTAATACTTTCTCTAGTATGACCTTCTATACTTCCAGTGATCACGAAATTAAGTCCAGCTAACTTACCATTTGCATTAACTTTCTTTATTTCCATTTCCATATTAAGACCAGCTTTTCTAAGATCTTCTATAAGTTTTAAATTCCTTTCATTAGTAAACCATTTTATCATATATGTAAGCATTTCAGTGCCAACACCTTCAATTTTAGTTATTCTTCCATCTACGACTGCGGCTTTAATCTTATCTATACTTCCATAATGTCTAGCTAATGTTTTACTCATTCTACGACCAATAAATGGTATTTGTAATCCAGCTAGTACTCTTTCAAATGGTTGATTCTTACTATTATCTATTTCTTCTATAAGTTTAATAGCATTCTTTTGACCAAGTGTTTCTGACAGTGTTCTAAATCCTATATCTCTTATAAAACTTCCATATAATACATCTAAGTTATCTTCATTATCCATTATATAATCTACTATAGTAGCGGCAGCGGCATCACCAAGACCTTTAATATTCATTATATCTCTAGAAGCAAAGTATTTTATTTGTTCAATTCTAGCACCATTACAATGCTCTGGATCGCTGCATCCTATAAATGGATCAACTTCTAATATTTTACTATCACAATATGGACACATATCTGGAATTTCTATATCTTTCTCATTACCAGTTCTAGCTTCTGTAATAACAGATACTACTTGTGGAATTATTTCTGCAGCTTTCTTTACTATTATTCTATCATTAAGTTTAAGATCCATTTTCTTTACCATTTCAGCATTGTGTAAACTTGCATAAGATACAATAGTTCCACCTATAGTTATTGGATTAAAATGAGCTACTGGAGTAAGTATTCCAGTTCTACCTATTGTCCAGTCTACTTCTGTTAATGTAGTAACTACGCTATCAGTAGGATATTTATATGCAATTGCCCATCTAGGACTATTAGCACGATTTCCTAATACTTCCCAATATCTCTTATCATTTACCTTTAGAACTGCACCATCAATATCAAATCCATAATCTTTTGCTTTTATGGTGTTGATAACAGTTTCCATAGAAAATAAATCATTAGATTTTACACTAAAGTTATACTTATCCATAGTAGGAAGTCCTAAATTTTTCATCATAACTATATCTTCCATTTGAGTTGGAGTTCCATTTCCAACTATGTAATAGAATAATACATGAAGTCCTCTTTCTTTAACTACATTAGCATCTAATTGACGTAATGTTCCACTAGCAAGGTTTCTAGGATTAGCATAAGGAATTTCTCCTTCTTTACTCCTTTGATTATTTACTTTATCAAAATTCTCTCTAGTCATATAAACTTCACCACGAACTTCTATTGATATAGGTTCTGTTAATTGTAATGGTATATTTCTTATTTGCATTACATTTTCAGTAACATCTTCACCAATAGTACCATTTCCTCTAGTAATAGCTTGAACTAATTTACCATCTTTATATATACAACTAATAGAAAGACCATCTATCTTTGGCTCTATTTCAATTTCTATTGATGGGATATGAGTAGCAGTCATTGTCCCATGTTTAAATTCTGTTACTATTGAACTACTACCATTAGAACAAACATTTTCTATCCATTTTACAATATCTTCTAAATTATAACTATTTTCTAAAGATAACATTGGATGTTTATGCTCTACTTTACTAAACTTACTAACTGGAGTTGCTCCTATAGTACCTTTATTCATATCATATTTTTTATATAAGTTTTGTAATTCTTCATTTAATTTATCATATTCAAAATCAGAAATAAGACTTTCATTATTATTATAGTAAGCATTTGCATACTTTTCTAAGTCTTTTTCTAATTTATTCATTTTTACTATATCTTTATCTGGTATGTTATAATTCATTTTACCTCCTTCATTTTTAGTTGTACCAAATATTCTATTTTATCTATTGGATTTCTAAATAGAATTCCACCAAATTGCATAATTCCAAATATAAAATGCAATATATCTAAATCAGTTTTATCAAAGTTAATATCAGTTTTAAATAATTCCTTAAGCTCAATTTGATTAATCCAATCAAATGAACCAAATACATATTCACTAAATATAGAATTATATAGCTTTGCCTGTTTAGTTGGAAAATCTTTAAAATGATCATATTTTATTGCATTCTTAATATATGTAAGATAATCACTATATTCTATACATTTAATGGTATTATTACCATTCACACATTCAGAGTCTGTAAATTCTAGCATAAAGTTCTTAAACATTATCAAAGTGTGACAAATATTCATATATGCTGTTAAGAATTCATCTCTATAATTATTTAACATATGTACTAAGAAATTTCCAACTTGTAATTCATTTATATTTGATTTATGTATATATAATAATATATTAAACATATAACTACTTATAAATACTGTAGTCATATAATATACGTTATATTTCTTAGCAGTAGCCTCATCATACATAAAATCATACATTAAATCTCTATATAATCTATATTTTGCTAACATAGCATCATAATCCTCACTATGAGTATAACGAGTTATAAGTCCAAGACTAGTCCAACTTATAGCTTGATTGAATAATGTTATAAACTCTGTAATCATTTTATAGTTTAATTTATCATTATTTACATTATAAGAATTCAATACATTCTTAAGTTCTGTATCAAATTTAACTTTAATCGCTGATCCTCTAGCACCAATCTTTTTACATATTCTAATTGGTCTAGGTGAGTCTGTCCACACATTATATTGCACAATTTTCATTTAAATCACCCCAAGTACTCTAATATCTTTAATTGTAAGTTTATTATCATCATCTCTAGTAAGATTCATATTGAACAAGAAGTTCTCAACTTCATCCATACATTTACACATATCATTATTAGAATCTAATAATTCTGATATCATTAATGAGTAATCTGAATCTTCTAATGGTTTAAAACTCATATATTTCATTAATTTCATATTAATATAGAATCTAGATTTATTTAATGATAAATTATAGTTAGCTACTCTTGGGCTAAATATTGTATTATTTAAGAAATCAACATAAGTTGAACCTCTGTAAACTCTACCATATTTTTTAGCACTTGTCTTCATTTGAAGTAAACTTTTTAATATACTTAAGATATAACATTGTACAAATAATTCATGTATGAAGTATTCAAATCCAATCTTTTCTATTACATCTCTTGTAAATTTTTCAGTTTTAACATTTTTATTATAGTTATAGGTATCTATATAGTCTTGTGTGTCACAACATGCCCTACACATTACTAATTTAATATATGTCATCATGATAGTTCTTCTATCTTTATTATTTATCTTTTTCTTCTTTAATAATGTATCCATACGTCTTGAATAAGATCTCCACTTATCAAATACTATATAAGTAGCATCAATATCATTTTCTACACTAGCTCTAATATAATAGCTAGTGATATATCCAACGGTTTGCTTTAACATACTATTTAAGTACGTAGTATTTCTCGTAGCTATTCTATGCATACGATGTACAGATTTATTATAGCTAGATATATCACTCATGATAGTTCTAACTAATTTATCTCCATAAATACTATACTTATCTTTAATTTCTGGTGCTGTTTGTTTATTAAATGCTTCTAATAACATAAACTCATCTCCTTATAATCAATTTTAACGGCTTTATAGGCCGTTTTTACGCATTTTAACATATATAGTGATATAGTTAATCAAATAATATTTAAACCATCTTAAACAGTCTATTAGAGCTTAATAAGCTAATGCTCCCATATCCCATAAATTATACCAATACCAGAATTCATTCCAATTTTTATTAAATACGTCAAGTCTCAATAATAAGAAACCTAATGCTATTATAAACACTACTAAACCTTTAATTCTTTTTTCTTTACTATTAGTTTCCTTAAGTGCCTTCATCAAAGCTTCTTCACCAATCCATGCTACTACAAATGCTAATATAATTACAAATAATTGCCCTCTTAGTGCCCATAACAATTGCCAAAATGTCATTTTAAATCAACTCCTTTAATATTTTTTCTACTTTTTTAATAAATCTTACATTTCTAAACTCACGAAATAAACTTTTATGATCTGTTAGAATTGCCTTGACTCTAACGGGTTCATCATCACACTTTTCAATATTATAAGATTTTATAGTATAACCATTATCTATATACTCTCTAATCTTACTTTTGAAAATCTCTAGTCCATCTAAGCTGTCTATAGTACTATTAATATCTATATACACCATTTTATTTGTCACCTCCTTCACATTATTATATGTAATTATTATTTATTTAATACTTCTATTCCTATATTTATTAATCCTAATATCATATAAAATATTAATGCCATATCTATAGATATTAAAATATGTGATATAAGTTTTGATATTTTATTTTCAGCATTTTTATAATCCTCATAATCTTTTTTAAGACCCATCGCTGTATGAAATATAAATGCAAATATAACTATAGACATTAATAATCTAATCCCGTAATCAATACTATTCATCATTTTCCTCCGTAAATTCTAGTGACAATAATACATCTCCAGATGTTATCTCTACCTTATAATAGTAATCTTCAAGCTTTTTACCTTCATTTTTAATCATTTCTAATACATCCATCATATCAGCAAACTCATTACTACCAATTCTAATCAATTTTATTAGTGTTTTCATTACTTTCCTCCCAAGTTACTGGATCATCGAAATCAGCTAGTGTTTTTTGAATTTCTTTGATTATCTCAATCGGAGCATGTCTTCTATCTCTATATTCAGATAATCTTACAGCAGAACTCTTAATAAATTCGATATCAATTGTAATCCACTTACTATTTAGAAAACCTATTTTATAAACATTAAAATCAGTAATTATATACTGCTTATCATATTCATTAATAATAGTAATAATTGGTGTTATATTATCACTTTTATCAATTCTAAAATTTAATCTCATTAATTACCATCTCTCTTTACAAATTTGATAATTAGTTCACTTTTCTTATTTTCAAGTTCATTTTCATTAAAACCTGATATTATAAATCCATCATCTTGATAATTTTTAATCATATGTAATATACTTAAACTACTAGATATCATTTCCTTATTTGCTACTACTCTAATTATATTAGGTTTACCTTTCATCTTCTTTCTCCTTTGAAAACATTATTTTAATTTGACGAGGTCTATAATCTTCAAAATCATCATATTTTATTATATCATCTAATGTATATCCTTTATCTAACATTTTCTTAATACCTATAACAACTTCTAGAATTTGATCTCTATCATTTGGAAATGTTAATTTAATATTTAAATTTTGTCTATCTTTCATCATTTCCTCCAATAATATCTTTTATTTTATCAATTAAATCATCAAATTTAATATTTTCATAGATGATAGTATCATCTATATTATCTTCAGCTAATTCAATATGTATGTTATAGTAATTTCTATTACCACAACTGCTAGACTCATCAATTTTAGTTATATTATAATCAGTTATAATATGAGTTGACTTATAACTATTTAATAAAGGTATTAATGGTTTAGCCTCATCACCTTTATTTAATTTAAAATCTAGTTTAATAGTCATATTTTCTATATAATTTCTACCTTTAGAGTATTCTATATCAATATAATTAATATCGTCATGCCAAAATTTACTATATTCTCCACATTTATGTTGCATACTTCTAGGATATATACCAAGTCTAGCATTATCAATTAACTCTATCATTATCTTAGTTAAATCAAACTCATAATTATTACGTCTTACAATTATACGTTTATTCATTTATATCACCTCTAGTCATCTCAATTTGAACATTAAATTTATCGCTAATTCTAATAGTATTAAATTTGCTAATATGTTCTATAACCAATCCTTCATCAAGCATATCAGATAGTTCATTTATAAATTCATATACCATCTCAGCAACATCAGGTTCTAGGTCACATAGTGTAATTCTGTCTTTTAATATTTTCATTATTCATCATCCTCTTTTTTAAACTCCAACTGTACATAATATGGAAACTTCTCATCTTTCTCATAAGTTCTATATACACTTTTAATACTATATCCTTGCTCTAATTTCTCTTGAATTTCTTTCATCATACCATAGATTGTATCTCTTAATATTTCTGTTTCATTTTTAATCGTCAATTTCTTAGTTTCCATTTCTATCTCCTTATTAAAATACTGTTAAAATACTCGTTGTCATAATCTTTCCATTTTTATTTAATGGACACATAATACCCATAGTAGTAACAATTTGACCTAGCATATGTTCAAATTCTGTAGCTATAGTTCTATCTACAAATGCAAAGTTATTCCATTCCAGTAATAACGGATATTCACTTATATCCATTGGTAATGCAATCTTATCTATACTTTCTGGAATATCAATATATGGATCAAATGTTACATCAATTCCAAAAACATTATAAATTTCATCTTTAGTTTCTAGTTTATCAATTTTTCTTATCAACTCAACTCCTTCCTTTACATTAAAATCTAATGCATCTGTTAATATTTTAGCATTCTGATATATTTTAAATAATTCCTTCTTATCAGAATTGCTAACTTTACTCATATTGATCTTATCAGCTTCACTCTCCTTTCCTTCTTTAAACTTTTCTGTTTTTGTTACAATACTTCTTAAAGCCTTCCATACAACTAATTCCCATGCTTGATCGCATAATTTATTAAAAAGTTCTGGTATTTCATTCTCAAGTTTCATTAAGTTTTCTTTATCAAACTCTAGTTTTGCTACACCAAAACTTCCAGGAATTTCTATAATGTTGTCTGGATATAATCTATTCCATAAACGTACAGCTTTAATTCTATGATCACTCCATATAAGGCTAGTATCTTTAGTTTTTAATATAGTTTTACCATCAAGTAAGAATTTTTTACTAGTAACCATATTAAATACTTCATCTGCTTTGTCTCTTATTTTATTAAGAACATCTTTATAATTAAATTCATCCATAGATTTCATAATCTCATTTTTAACTAATTTTGCCACTTGTTCTGATATCATAGGATTTTTATCAGATTTAATAAATCCTAAACCTTTAACAGCAAAGCTATCTCTTCTCATAAAGTCTTTAATACTATAATTATAAGTATATGCTTTCTTACCACTAGCAAGATGTATTTGATCCATTACCATTTCGCATTCTAGGTCAATGTATGGAATTAAACTATCATCTATACCTTTAGCTTTAGCATAATTCTTAAGTCCAAGTTTTATATTTCCAAGGTACATATTCATAAGTACAAGTATTACAACATTATTAGCTAATAATGGACTAGCATCTTTAAATATATCTGGGAATAATTCCATTATATGTTTTCTATCATTACTAAGTACAGTAACATTACTGTCTGTATCCGCAAGGCTGATATTATTTCTATGCATATTTTGTACAATATCCACCATAGTTGGCATATAAGTTCCATCTAAGTAATCTCCTGCATAATAATAGAACCCGTATGTAAGTTCTGTTATATCTTTACATAAATCTGCCAGTATTCCTTTAGTTCTATCATGTTTAGCTGGATTAATCATTTCTCCACCATTAACTTCTACTATAAGATTATCAATTTTAGCCTCTTCTAATAGTGTTTTAAGACGTTCTTTAATTGAGTCTATTTCTAATACCTTTACTAAGTTATTACGCATATAAAGTACCTTTAAAGCATTATAAGGCATATTTTCTAATCTATTTCTTAAGAAACTAATAGCATAATAGTTTTCATAATGATATCCTAGCATAAATTTAATAACAGTTTCTACATCAATATCAGGTAAATTAAATCTATTACATATTTCATCATAATCACATTCTAATACAGCATTAATTAATGCTAAGTGAGCTTGTACTACATAATATCTATAACCATTACCAAGAAGCTCATTTATAATAGATACAACCGCGATTATATTACGTCCAGCTGTTGTTACAGTATCCGCAATGTCTATATTATAGATATACGCTTTAACAAATCCACCAAGACCATAAAATCCATTAAGCTTTACTTTAACCTTAGATTCCAAGTTAGCATGTTTAGATTCCTTAATCTTATCTCCAATATTTACACTATTATTTTTAGCACGTTTCCATATTTGACGCACACCCATACCATTAATAAGGGTCCATCCTGTTATACTGGGTTTATTTTTATAAGAGTGTATGCAAACACCATTTTCATTTAATATTAAGTTATCTTGACTATTATAATAGAAATCTACTGCATTATAGTTAATTGTACTAAAGTATACACTATTAAGAAGTTCTATATATCCATCTTTATAATGGTTATTAAATATAGATTCTAACTTATCTTTATCAATTCCGGTAATGGTGTTAGCTTGTTTAATCCAATCTTGCTTAAAATGTTCTTTATTACTCAATACGTTTTCCATCATAACCTCCAATTTTTAACGGTAAATAAATGTAAGTCCCCAATAAGACCTTATTGATCTTATTGGGGATATAGTTAAAATTTCATTTTAATTTATATTTTACATACTGATACAGTGCAATCGTCTGTTCTAATAATCTCTTTTTATATAATAAGTTATTAGTTCTGTGATATATCACAGTTAACGCGATCGCAGCACCAACAGTAAAAAGAGATAAATATATCATAATTGTCGCTCCTGTTCTTCTTTTTCTTTTTGCTCTTTAAGATATCTTTTTCTATCTTTAATATATTTCTTATATTCAAATTTTACCATTTGTAGATGTATTAATTGCTTTGCTGCTCTACTAGTAAAACTATATAAGTAAATTATTATGGGAATACTAACGAAAATGAAACAAATCATACAAAATTTAATAAGTAGAAGTAATATTCTACCCATTAATAGTAGGAAGATTTCCATATATCTATCCTATTATATGTAATTATCTAGAATGTAATAATAAGCTCATCACGTTCTGGATAATACTTAATATTACCTTCTTTTATTAGTTCTATTTCATTGTGATGTATGATATGTGCTTCGTTTTTATATCCCATAGTATGTAAAGATTTATATACAGCTTGGTCAGATGTAAATGTATCTCCTCCATTATATATAGTACCAAAACTATTCGCATATACATTAGGACCATATGTATAAACAACTGGACCTATAACAGAACCCATATATTGTGTTCCTAAATAGCCGCTACTATGCTGACTATATTTCTTACGTATAGCAGTTTTACCACTGTATGCAGAAGTTTCTACTCTGACAAATATGCATAGATTATCACTATTATAAACAGGTGCTATCTTTTTATCGTAAATAGCAGCAATCATGTCCTCTATATCCGTCTTTTTATATTCGCTTACAGATATATTGTGTAGATTTTCAACGAAATAGTTGGCTTCATCTACTTCTAATAATACCCATTTTTTAGTATAATCTACTGTTTTCTTTGTTATTCCAAGCTCCTCATTTTGTTTTTTAGTTAGATATTCTTCATATTGACGTATTTCGTATTTTTCATCTTCATCCAATTCATCAATATTTTTATTCAAAATTTCATCAATATTAGCTGGTGGAGTATACTCCTTAGGTTTTGGTAATGGTTTAGTATCTCTTAACTTAATTAGTTCTTGTACTACAATATCAGCTAGACAATTTGTGTATTCATCGTTAATTTGATATTGGAATACATCTGGAACTATAAGTTTACTTGTATCTATAAAGTTTTTCTTATAAAATTCTTCATCATTTAGCTTATCAGTATTATCCGTACTTATAAGAATCTTATCTAAATTATATCCTATAGTATCAATCTTTATAGTAGTGATAGGATCCTTTACATCAGGTATTGGACTTACTACTTTAGTTTTATCAACTACTTTACCGAATATGCTACAAGCTTCACAGTATGGATCTTTTTCTTTAACTTTTTCTACAAATTCTTTCACTTCTTTATTAATGAAGTTTAAAATTATAGGTTGTTCCATAGTAAATGTAGTAATTCCGTTTGCTTTACAGAATTCTCTTAAAGCATTAGATATTAATTCATATAAGTTAGTAATACTTTCATCTACTAGTCCTAGTTTTATATAATATTCTAATGTACGAATATCTGCTAGTTTATGTTCGGCTAAATATGGCTTATATAGAAACATCGGAGTACTAGTTTTAGTTAATTTAGGTGCTTTACTATTCTGTTTCGTTATGAATACTAATTTCATCAATATACACCTCCTTATCTATTATTTCTCTACTACCATCTGGATTATAAATACATTTCTTATTTTCAAGTTCTGGATGTTCTTCCCAGAATTGATCTCTTAGTAATTGTCTTATTCTTTCTCTATCGCATAATTGATTCAGTCTATCAATTCCACCAGGAGTTCTCTCACATTCATCGTGGAATGCAGGACAATTCATCCAACAAACTCCAACATTCTTTACTATACAGTTTTCACAACGAGGAAACTTTTTGATATCTGTTAATACTATAGTAGAAGCTAGTAAATGATTACCTAGATTTTCAACTTCATCCATATCATGTTGTATATTAGCATAACGTATACAAGGAGAAACCTTCCCATCGTATCTTATAGTTATATCTTCATCTAGACCACACATATATGGACTATGTTCTTTATCTATATCTCTACTAAAGTATTCTGCATTTCCTTCATCATAAACTGTAATATAATGTTCGTATACTTGTGGAAGATGTTCTTTACAAAGCATAATAAATTCAAACCATTGCTCATTATTTTCAAAATAATCTTCCATACTACGTAGTGCATATATATGCCAGTTATGACCGCTCTCTGCTATAAATTTAAGATTCTCAACATATTCGTCAAAATCTCTTAGTAGTAAACCATTTATACTTATATTAAAAGAAACATATAATCCTTCTATTTTATTAACCTTTTCTATCATCTTACGTACAGAAGGTTGCTTTTTGATAGTCTGATAAGCATAATCTGTTCCTTCTATACTAATAGTAACATGCCACATACGTTTCATAAGTTCACATGCTCTAGGATTATCAATCCATAATCCATTACTTATTATACAGTAACGATATTCTGGATATTTATTCATTACATGTTCTATAACATCTAAGTTTAAAGATGGTTCACCACCAAAGAATTCTATTTCTCCGTTAAACCCTGGCTCCTGTCTAATCTTTTCTATAGCTTTTTCTGCTGTCTCTATTGACATATTTTTCTTGGCTTTTTCTTTATGCTGGTAACAGAAAGAACATTTCATATTACAATTTTCACTTACCAGTAATGATAAGCCGTATTTATTTTCCATAATTAAATTCCTTTCTATTCTTGATAACCGTATAATGGTTCTTTGTTATCTAGTAATTCTTTCTTCATCATGTACATCATACGTTGACGTTCACATAATAATTCTTTAGTCTTTTCATTTAAATTTTTAAATACTCCTGGATGTAAAGAACAGTGTTCCTTATTCTTTATCATACAACTACTACACTTGGCCATATAATCATGATTTATAATCTTATTCATAGCTTCAGTATAGTTATCTTTAAATGTTCCAGATTTATCTTCAAAGTTCATATCAAAGGGTAATATATTACCTTCTGTATCAAATGTTAGATATGCACCATCAAGATTATAGAAATATTGATCACCTGGATTAGTAAACCCATCTATAAATGATTGATCATATCCTATATATTCTTTATACATCTCTTTACTATATTGTAATATTTCATTTGTGAAAAGCCACCATTGTAAATTATCTTCCCAATTACAATTATTACCAAGATTTTCTAATACGTTTACATACATTCCATGATTCATTAAATGGCGTCTTAATCTAGTCATTTCTTTTACTTCTCTAACTGTAGCTAAATCAGTCATAACCATAGTAAAACTTACAAACTTTCCAGGATTTTCTGCCATAAAATTCATTATATCATTTTTTATAAATTCAAAGTTATCTAAATGTCGTATTTTCTTTGTTAATTCTAATGTAGGTTCAATACTTATAACTATGCTATCAAAATATTTACCCCATGTAAATATACTACCAATAAGAGCTCCATTAGTAGTAATTTTTGTAGTCCATCCATTATCTTTAGCATATTTAGCCATCTTAATAAAATTTCTATTAAGAGTTGGTTCTCCACCAAAAAAGACAACTTCTTTATTACAAAATTCATCTGCATTATCTAATATAGCTTTAAAAGTACTAAATTTCATAAATTTTTTAGGGTGATTCTTTTGGAAACAGTATGGACATTTAAGATTACAGTATTCACTTATTACTAAATTAAGTCCATACCCAATAGCTCTAATATCAGTGATCATAATTAAATACATAATCTAATGGTCTAGTTCCACTAGAATGTAACTCCTTACATAATAGATACATAACTTTCACCCTTTCACATAAAATCTCAATTTTATCAGCCTTTCCAGCAAGAACTGATGCTTCGATAGCACCAGGACATATTGGACAATGAGATTTATTTTTTATCATACAATTTCTACAATTACTCCAACGTTTATCATCCATTACAGATATATTTTGTAAATAAATATCAAGCATTTCATGATAAGGTTTTTCATTATATTTCACGTAACGATATTCCTTACCTAAATAATTACTACAAGGAATAAAATACCCATCAGTTGTAATACTTATTCGCTCTTCCATTGTACAGAATTGATTATTTTCAATATCCGTATTATTAAATACATCTGGGCTATAGTTAATAAGACGTTTATAAATATCAAAATCACGTTCTCTAAACCACATAAGGAAATTATACCATTCATCATTATCTTTAAAATTATTTTTATCAGATAAATTTGGTAAGAATACATAATATACTTGCCTAAGTTGACTTAGAAGTTTAATATGTTTAATTAAGTCTACGAATTCTGGTTCATGACCTAATATAAAATCTGATATTACTATATTAAAATAAAGCGTAGTTTTACTTTCACGTAATAACATTACAACATCAAATATAAAACGCTTAAGATCAGGTATCTTACGCATATATTTAGAAGTACTATTATTAGGTTCTATACTAACTATAAGACTATCTAATTTCTTTATATATTCTTTATCTTCTGGCTTAAAATTAATAAAATTACCATTAGATGTAATACTATAAAGAAGTTTTGGATATTTATCCATAACTTTTTTAATAAGTTCGAATTCTAATGTGGGTTCTCCACCGAAGAATTCTACATTATTATTAAAGTATGGATCCTCTAATGCTTTATCTATAATATCACAAGCAAGTTCAAATGTCATAGCTTTATTAGTATGACAGTTTCCTTGATAACAATATGTACACTTCAGGTTACAATTCTCAGTAACATATATCGTGATTCCAAATCCATGTATTAAATCCTTAGTGTTTAATATAGTTTTATTTGCCATTTTTTATCCAATCTAATACTTTAATCATATTTTTCCAATTATCTCTTTTAAATCTATTAGCTGTTTTAATATGTCTACCTCTACAGTGGCAATTATCACAGTTACATTTACATTTAGCTGCGGAAGCATTTAATACACTCATCATAATATCAAAGTCATCATTTGTAATAGGAGATACTTCCGGTACTTTAGCAGCTGGAACTGATCCATCTACTCCAGCAGTAGCTTTTACTCTATTAACAGCATCAATAATTGCATTTATTTGAGAAGCTCGCATTAAATCTCCTGCAATATTTCTTGGAGTAGTTTGTCCCATACCCCATTTAGCTTCTTGCTCTCTTAATTTAGCCACAAATGTATTATAATCAGCAACACTAGCTTTCATATTATACACCTCTTTCTATTTGGTATATTTCATTATTAACACCATTCATTTCTTCAGTTACTATAACAGCTAGAAGTTTAGCAACGCCATTATCTTCTGGATATTCTTTATCATAAACTAACATACATACAGGTAATTTCTCACTACTATTAAGATATCTTTTTAAATAGTGAGATCCCATTTCGATATAACTACTATAGAAAATATTAACTAATGGATTACCAAATGTTAACTTACTCATAAGGTTTATAAACTTTTCATATTCTGAAACACCTTTAATATTAAGATATTCCTTATTTTCTGTTAATGTAAATTCTATATTCTGTTTATATTTATCATAGTCATTATCTAATATGTATACAGTATTATTACCAGTTAATGTGATATCTTTAATTTCTTTTGTAATAGCAAATTGTATTACATTATCAATATTACATATTTCAGTACCATCATCAGTTGATACTTTTATTTTATCCAAAGCTATTTCCATATCTTCAGCATTTTCTAACATTCTAGTAGTACTAAGAACTATATCTACAGATTTACTTTCTGCAAATATATTAAATTCTAAGAACTTATCTTCTAAAAAACGGTTATCTACAGTAATCATTATTACTCACCGTCCTTAGTGAAGTTTACATATATTCTTAAACTTGGTAAACTATCAGTATCTGATTTACCATACGTCATTTGTCTAGCTTCAGCTATATATGTTTCTACACTATAAGCTCCTTCTGAAGTAGTGATAATATTAATATCATCTATAAGTATTTCAGTTATATCAGACTTAATATCGTTTATTATATCATTATAATAAAGTAATTTTTGCATAGGAGCACTTATTTCAATATTAAGTTCTCTTCTTTTATTTTCATGTTTAAGAATAAATCTAGTATCTACAGTAGTAGATAATTCTAAAACACGACTAGTTGAAATAATCTTAACGTTCATTATTCCTCCCGTTTAATCATGTAACATTTTAAATGCTACATATTCTTTAATTTTATTAATTTCACTTTTCATTATCCCAGAATTATCATCATTTCTACTTTCAAGATTATTAGATAATTCTTCCATATTATTTGTAATTTCTTCTAATTCTTCTTTAGTTAATGGATTAAATAAATCCATATCAAATCTAGAAGATAATACTTGATATTTCCACCAATTTACTTCACAAAAGTGAATATTCTGTTTTAATATATCTCCAGATTTAATATAGTTTGCCATTTTACAACTAGTACAAATAGTGTTGGCTTTACATTCTTTACAATTATATAATCCTTTAAAATCATCTTGATTAAAAAGTTCCATATAATCATCATTTAATTCTTTATCAACTATATTTCCCATGATTATATCATCATTCCCAACTGTATAATGGCACGGTAATATTTTTCCATCAGTATTAACAGTAATATAATCCTTACACATAGTGCAATCACAACATAAATTCTTTTCATTTGAATCATATCCAAATAAATTGAAAATACTTTTGAACATAAAGCCATCTATTTGCTTATTATTATAAAAATCTATAATCTTATTATACATATTAAATACATTCTGCTTTTTATATGCAGTATTACCAGATTGGTCAAAACCTATTTTACTATTACAAATAAAGTTATTCATTTGTAACTGGTATAGATATAAAACTAAATCTGGTATATGTTCTATATTAAATGGAGTAATAACTGTTCTAGTAGACATTCTAGATGGCTCTAATATAGTACTTAATTTTAATAAATTTCTAAAAACAGTGTTATAACTATTATTTCCATTATAGTCGACACGATTACCATTATACTCACATAGACCATCTATGCTAATTTGAACATATACTCTATCTTTTATAGACATATACCAATCCATTATTTCATCATCTAATTCAAATAAGTTTGTACAAATATGTATATTTCCATTATAGTTTTCAGTTATTCTTTTTAATTTATTTAGTGTAAACTTACTAACAGGTTCTCCACCAAATAAAGTAACATCTTTAATTCCATATTCTTTAGTCAATTCTATGATATTATCTACAGTCGTATCATCTATAATAGTATTTCTCTTGTCCTGGAAGCAATATTTACATTTAAGATTGCAACTTTCTGTAACTATTATTTCGATACTTGTAATATTTTGTACCCTCATTTAACTTTAATACGTACCTTTCCAATTCCACCGACACTTTTAGTTTCTACTGCAATACCAATAACTTCATCATTTATATCTGCAGCTACTGCGATTCCAGGAATTTCACTAAGTGTTACGGCTTCACCTGCTTTTATAGTTCCATTGATAAATACATTAACTCTTCCTGCTAAACTTACTGGAACGAATCCTTTTCTTGGTTCTCCTCCAAGTAAAAATCCATACTCATCAGAAACAACTCCAACTAATGGACCTTTACCTTTTACTGCTATAGTATACTTTTCTTCTTCACTTTCCGTGTTCAGCATTACTATATAGCCAACTGGTATTTCCATATCCGTTGCAAATAACTCAGCTAAGTCGTTTGCATTCCATTTTGCACCAATAACACGAGGTGCGCTCATAACTCCAGCAACAGATATATTACCAGCAACACTAACATTCCCAGTTATATGTCCACCAGTTTTATCATATTTACCATTCAGAGCTGTACGTATCGCTTGAATATCACTTTCTACGCTCATAACTCCTCCTTAACTCTTTACTAAAACTCTTACAAGTCCATTTTTAGCATCAGTAACTGCATAACCTACAAAATGTTTATTTGGTCGTGTAGATGCATACCCAGGTAATACATTACTAAGATATAATTTATCACCCTTTTTAACACCCATTTCACATTTCACATAAACTCTTCCTTTAAGAGCTACTAAACTTTCTTTATCATGTTTAGGTTGTCCTATTATCATACCAGTATCTTCTTCAGCTACTGCTATACCTATTGTATATATAGCATCATCTGCAAAGCATGGAGCATATATTTCGTTATTTTCATCATATAAACTTAGTATAAGCTTATCACATTTATACTCTGTACTTACATATTCTGACATATCATTAAAGTTAGAAAAAGATGCACCAGATGCACGTATTTCTCCACCAGCAGATAAATTGCCACCTACCGACATACTTCCACTGATAGGTCCACCATACTTATCATATTTTTTAGTTAGAAGTTGCACTAATATTTTAAGAGTTTGAGCCACATTATCTGCAGCATTTGTCTTTCTAGTAAGTATAATAGCTTTAATAGCCCATACTACTCCAATATTTGGTGCCCATGGGCTCTGACTAGTAACGTTACCATTTTGTATTGATAATGGTCCTCTACCAGGTTCATGGTCCCAACCACGTCCTAAGTCTAGCATACGTTGAAATGTTCCTCTCATATCTGGTACTCTACTAGATCCTAATACTCTATATAAGTCAGGATATACATTAATATTAAATGCACTGCCATCACATATTAAGTAATCTAGTGGTATATAGTCATAGTTAGGGAATGTACATATAACTCCAACTGGTGTAGTATCTGCGGTTCTTCCTTGTAATAAATCATTTACTTGATTAGCTAAGCTATCAAATGCAGCTTTAAGTTTTAGTAAAGAAACCGTTTCTTGTGTACCATTATTTTTATGTAATGTAGCTTCAACGTCATTATCACTATTAATAGTATCAGACGTAAATATTCTACCTTTAACATATAAATTACGTAATATTTCAACTTCTCTACTATTATCAGCAAGTTTAAGTCTATCATTATCAGTACTTACATATAACATATTGACAGGTTTATTCTTACTGTCAAATGTAGTGATATAAGATTGCCATGGGTAGCTTAATGCCATTTGAGCATAAGATTCTATAGGATTATTAAAATAGCTTTTATTACCTATTTTACTAAGATCCAAGTTACCTTCATGGAATATACCATCTAATGCATCTACGCCTACATACATATGCTTAGTTAGATAACCAGCAGGTGGGTCTGTACTCCAAGTTTTAGTATTATTATCATATTTTAAATAAGGAGGTAAATTATCACCTTCATGTCTATATTCAACCCAGTTATTATCACCGAATTCATTATCTAAAGCCTGTTTAGTAAAAGGAATTACAGATACTTTACGTACAACGACTTCCCCAGTCATTGCATGTTCTTTATTTAGATAATAATATTTAATCATAATTTCCTCACTTTATTCTACGCCAAGAAGTTGGTCTTACAAATGGATATTTCCAACTTCCATCAGCATTTCTTTTTTGTTTTCCTTTAGTTATAAAGTATACACTATTAATAACTGGTTCCCATGCAGTATTAGGATAAGTAACTGCAGGATGTTCATCATTATTCATAAGTATTATACTACCTAAAGGTGGTGGACTAATTCCTATTTTAGCCATATTATCACCTATCCAATTGCTTGGTACATCTTACTAAGAATAGTTTGATCTCTTTCAAGCATTTTAAGCATATATCCATTAAACATACGCCCTCTTCTAAGTTTTGCTACCATAACTGCTACTAGATATGGCATATTATCTAAAATATATACACCACTATCTCCTAGACCTGTTATAGCTGCAATTATTAAATCTTTAATATTAAGATTAGTTTTTGCAATTGGTGGGAATTCTGCAACTATAGTATTACATAAATCTTCTAATGATAGTTCTCTACCACTAAAAAAGTCTCCATGTTTTATTTCTAATGCACGGTATTTGTCTATCCCATATCTAGTACTTTCGGCAAGATCTTCAGGCTTTACTTTACCATTGAAGAAGAAGTATTTAACTATAAATCTAAACTTTTCTCCATCTATTGGGTTAGCAAATCCTCTACTAATAAGCTGACTAAATATATCTGTATAAAGTTCGCACATAGAACTTACAACAGTTGGACTATTAAATATCTTTTCAGTTTTTAAAGCAACATATGCACTTAATAAAAGATTATATAATACCTCAAAACCACCAATTATTTCCATTTTATTATTTAAATTTCCTTCAGTATCTACTCCGTTACTAACTTTAATGTATCTAACAAGATTTACAAATACTTTATTAATAGTATTAGTATCCTTATCTACACCAAATGCAAATCCAATAGAACTAGAGACATTGTCTGCTCTACACATTACAATATCTCCACGTTCTACTGCTTGGTATACACTACGAAGAAGTGGTAAGTTTCTAGTTTTCATAAGTTCAAACTCCAATTTAAGATCATCCATCTTAATTACATTATTTACGAAACTTAAATCTAACTTCTTCGGAATGTTTGCGTTTATTGTATTAATAACGTCAGATGCTGAAAGAATAAGCCTCTTAGGCGATATTCTCATTCAAAACACCTCTTTTTATCTTTGTTTATATGGATTTGATTGAATTAATACATTTCCTTATACCATTATTTGGATGGTCTAATGACCAGGTGGAGGAAGATGTGTAACTACTGGTTTGATATATAGCTTATTATCAAATGTTTTAGCACTTAATTCTTCTTTTGTACCAGTTAGTGTATCAGTTTTTCCTTCTATTCGTATTATCCAACGTTTTCCTTCCCAAGTAGTAACTCCTTCTGCAGTTATCACTGTATTAGGGAATTTTATTTTACTTATTGAAATAGCTTTATCTCCAATTTTTTCAACTTGAAGTTTTTGATGTTTTTCAAGTTCAAGTGGATATGTATAGTCTATTCCGCCTTCTTCAAATACTACATCTATATCTTTCTTTTTTAAATTTGGATACACTCCAAGTTCGTTATCTATTTTATAATTTTTAAATTCATCAGTAGTCATAGTTTTAAAGAAGTTATTATTATACCAGTTTGTAGAATTATCATTCTTATATATATCCCACTTATCAGTGAATCTATATAATCTATCCATATATTTAGTACTTTCTTCTAATCCCAAATCTACTCTAGGAAGGTTTTCCGTAAATTTGAAATCTGGGTAATTAACTAAATATTCAAGTTCATTGCTAACTCTATCATAGTATACTCCATCCATTTTAAAGAATGTAACTTTATATTCACCTATTTCGGTCATAAGCATTAATGTAATATCTTCATTAAATGTCTTTTCTTCAGCTTTAAGTCTTGCGGCTGTAGTTATTTTTCCATTATATCCAAATGTTACACCGTCCCATACATATGGAGTAGCATTTATATCGCCAGCTCCTGGGAATTCTACTTTAGTAAATGGAATTCCTTTACCACCTATTTCTTCAGTAAATTCTTGTTCTTCTTTGCCTTGGAAAATAGTAAACTCTCCACCATGTTTTATCATAAATGTTACCTTATATGTAGCACGTTTACGTTCTACTACTGGAGCTATTATTATATTAGATTTAAAATTAGGCATTGCTAAAATTTCATCTTTAATCTTAATAACTTCTTCAGTATCACTTATAACTTTATACTTTTGCTCGGTCCATTCATATTTCTCTTTAGGTATTACATTAGTTGGGAATTGTATTCTTGAAAATGATACCCCTTCTCCGATAGCAGCTTCAGAGAATACTTGCTCTGTACTTCCTAACCCAACATAAGAGAAGTTGCTATCTATATTAAATGTTACAGTATAATCTTTAGGTGAAGGGGTAACTATTTTCCCGCTGTTATTACAGTAATAGTTATATCTCCACTTATAGATAATGCTTTAATCTCTGCTTCAGTTTTATTACCAGTTACAGATCCAGTAAGTTTCCACTTACCATCATCATTAATCTTCTTAGTAGCATTATGTTCTGTTTTAATAGTAGCAACTGGGAATTCAAGTGTTGCAAGACTTACAGGATCTGTAGGTCCTTTAACTATAACTACTTTTTGAGCTGCTCCATCTACTGCTGAGAATCCATCTGCTTTAAATGTTACAGTATGAGATACTTCAGTAGGTGTTGATGGTGGTGGAACTACTGCTCCATCTGTTATAGTTTTCTTATCAGCTATATATTTAGCTAATATTTGTTCAATGTAAGTTTTAATATCAGGATGTTTTGTTATATCTGCAATAGGAGTACTTCCAGCCGCAGTTTTAAGTTCCTTATATTTAACTAATACTTTTTGTGCTAATATAGTTAAGTCACTAAGTCTCATAACTCCATGATATTTTGCACTCTTTCTTACAAGTCTAAGAGCTACAAATAACTTTACAGTTTTCTTAGGAGTTCTATTTCTATCTACATAATCTTTACTATGGTCGTTATGAACAGTAGTAAATTCTGTAACAACTTCTACTTTAGATTTAGAAGTATCAGGAATCCAAGCGTCTTCTTTAGCAGCATCAAATGCACTAAATCTATCACGTTGAAGTTCTTCATTAGATTTGTACTCCTTCTTTTTATTTTCATTTTCTTTTAAAGGATATTCTTCGTGAGTTACTTTTGTAACTTCAACTGATCCTTTTCCAGTACTATCAGGTACTATAGTTTTTTCAATTTTTGCCATATCATTCTCCTCCTTTAAGGGTTAATTTTGTTATAAATAGGCATTTTTATAACAGGATGGTTGTTTTTAATCGAACGGTAAATAAAATAAAATCCCCAATAGAATTACATCTATTGGGGATAATAATTTATCAAGAATCTGCGAAGGAATCGTTAAATAACTATTTAACGATTACATATACTAATATAGATAAGTAGATATAGTCTTACATATATCTACTCATCAAACCTAACTTTAGTTAGAGCTAAACTAATTTGAAGGGAGGTTATATATTATGTACTATAATGATATTTACGCATTACGCCACACCGTAATGCAAAGAAGTATCGATAATTATGCAGATTCTTTGAGAAATCAGAATATGTCAAAAACTGATTTCTATAAGAAATTGTATGATTATGTTTATAGATGGTACGAAATCAAAAAATCATCATCTATAAACGCTATAGACGCTAATATTAGAGAAGCTGCAGTAGAAGATTTAAGTTACCTTGATCTTGTACTAAGAGACCTATCTAAACTAGCATCTTAGCATAGTACTAGAATGTAGATTGCCGGCTCGCTACCTTGGGTCTACATTCTTTTTTGTTCATTATTTTGGTATCTTACAATACATCACTACACGACAATAGAAGAATGGTATCCATCTATTATTTTCAGCTTCTGGATGAGCTAAGAATTCCTTAAATATTATATTATAGTTATTAGGGATGTTCTTTAACTTACGTATCTTATCTTCAGTTATAGTAGCAGTAACTTCTGTCATTTTACCAAATGCCTTAATATCAATACCATTCATATTTTCTACTATATTAGTATCTCTATCTATTTCTATTAAGAAATAATCATCTTTAAATAAATTTGTAACATTTAAATTCATTATAAATCCACTAGAAATATTATTAGGATTTCTAAATACAGTAGTAGGAACATAAGTTTTACATCCATTAAACATTTCGATAAATGATAAGAAGTTATGGAAATCTTTCACAACATATTCCATTGGAATTAGATTATCTGGAATACGTTCTAGATTTATACAGTTAGTAAATCCTCTACGGTAACTATTATTAGGATGTAAGAATTCATTACCAGTATTTATAATATTTATAAGTGCTTTACGTCCAAATAAGAAATAATCAGCATAAATACTAAATTTATTTTCATTATTAGAGTTAAACCACTTAAATCTAAATGCATTTTCTGGAATAAATCTAACTTTAACATATTTTACTAAGTCTAATATTTTTGTACTATATGTTTGTATTTGCTTATTACTAAGCGAACTATCAATACGAACTATCATATTAAAGAAAGTTTGTTTTGTATCAAACTGTCCAAATGTTAATTGCATTATATGAAGATCGTTACCATTTCTATATAATTCAAGCATTTTATGTATATCTAATGTTCCCGATATAGTACAGTTTATATATTGACCACGGTGATTTACTATATGTGTATTAGTACTGTCTCTAGGAATCATAGTATCAGTTCCTATATAATATTCATTTATTGCATCATTATTAAGAACTAATAATGGACAGAATGCATACGTAAAATCGTTTGGTAAATATCCCATAAATACTATATGAGGTCTTTGTAATATATTAGGATTATTTATATCTTTATGCTTTCCTATAGAATTTATAGTATGATCAAATAAAATATGTCCTTTAGAAGGCTCAGAAGCGCTCCAAATTGGCATTTCTGATATATCATCATATTGTGCCTTAGTATTAATATCAACACCATTTAGATATTGAGGAACTGCTTTAATATAAGATCCAGCAAACATTCCAATAAACATAATTTTCTTATCAGAAAGATTTCTATTTTTACACCAAATATGATAATTTTGAAATACATTTGTAGAAACTGTAAATCCATTGTTATTACCACAGTTAGTAAATAATATAGGAATTATTTGATCTTTTTGATTAGAAGTAATCTTTTCTTTAGCCCAATCAAACCAACTATCATCCCCACTATAGAACTTTTCTAAATAATCATTCTTAATATCTTCTGGCATTGATTCTATAACTTGGTATGGATTTTCTATTTCGTTTCCATATATAAGTTCATATATATCTCCGCTAATAGCATCAGGACCTTCAATACCATCATTAAACCAGCTATTTTCTGGTGTTAATATAGGATCTTCGTCATTATTATCAACCATACGGAACATTAAAGCTGCTAATTTATGTAATGGATTATCTGTAAGCTCTGCAATTTTACGTATAGGTGTTAATATATCAATATCCCATTTCTTCTTAACATGTGAACCTGCAAGTGTTGAGATAAATGTAACTCCTATATTTGATCCATTTTTACTACGTACTTCTTCAAATATATTTGTAGGAATATCTTTAATACGTCCGAATATTAGTATAAGTGGTACTATATTAGCTAGATTATTTCCTCCAGATTTATAACATTCTACAAATCCACCTATGTCATATTTATCTATAAATGGATTCATACGAGTAAGCGACTGATATGTAAATGTATCATTATGTATTGCTACAAATGGTAAATTTATTTTTACAGTTGGTTCACGTTTATCATGTTGATTTATGTCAGGAATTACTCTTACTACCCAGTTATAACTATGTGATTTAATAGTAATTTCAACTTTATCTATACTATCTACTTCAAATGTATTAGTTTCCATAATTACATTTATAGGATCCCATCCACTACGAAATTCTACACCATTAATTAATATAGAAAGTCCTTCTTCTTTAATTAAATGAGACGCATCATCTATTAGTGGATAATATTCAAATTTACATGTATTAAGTTTACGTCCTCCTTTAACGGATTCAAACTCATATATATTTACAACTCCTAAATCATTATCGATAGTTGAACGACCAGCTGGTAGATTAAAAGTAAGTCCAGTTAATTTAGAGAATGTATTTCTACTATACATTTTTTCTGGAGAACCTGCAATTATAGAATCTGGAACTTGCGGTGCATCTACTTTAATGGTATTAAGATGGTTATAAATATCTCTAGCATAACTATAATGTTTTAATGGGAATAACTTATCAACCATAGTTCCTTCATAAAATTTTTCAGCAGTTGCGCTATTTTTCTCAATATTATAATATAAATTTTCTATATTAGATGTATATTGAGGTATAAGTGATGAATTTTCTATATATTGCAATTCATTTGGTGGTAATAAATAAATACTATTAGTAAGTTTATCATCAATATTAGTAACCGGACGACTTAAATTTATCATATTGATAAATTTTGCATTAAGAACTGGAATTGTATAATAATTTTTACCACCACTATTACTATCTATATTAAATACATTATTTGCAGATATAATATTATAAGTAGTATTTGATTGATCTTCAGACGCTAAAATATTTCTTTCATAAATAGTATTAGTATTTTTGAAGAAATTATTTATATTAAATAATTTAAAATGTGGATTATATATATTAACAGCCTTATTAATACCAGTATTATGTCTAGTCCATTTAGAATTAAAACGTCTTCCAGCCATAAATCTAATTAATTCATATATTTGATAACATTTAGGATTTTTTTGTTTTTCATTTATTTCACTATCTATTATTGATATTTCTTTAGATGAAGGTTCTATACCTTGGAATGTATTATATATAGTTGCATCATTATAACCATATGTCATAGTACCAGTTATAGTACAATCAGAATACATCCATAATCCATATATTGCGTCTCTAGTTCTCATTCTAGCACTATCATATCCAAATCCACCCCAACCATGTGCAACTCTAGTTAAAACTTCTCTATATGGAATTTTTTGTCTATAATTAGAATTTACATTTGTTGGAATTAATACATTATCGCTTAATGTATCTCTATTAAGTGTATTTCTAGTAGTATTCCACATTTTATTAAAATACATATGAAGTCTCATAGCAGCTATATTATAAGTATCTTGGAATACTTTCATAAATTCTCCGGATCCAATAGAGTATACCAACGGACCTTCAAAATATGTATTTGTACTAATCCATCTTGTTTCTTTTGGTGGAGCACTTCTAAAATAACTAATTATATATTTAAAAGCTCCTATATACTGTTTATTTTCATCCGCAGTTCTATTAGAACCACTCATAACTCTATTAACATCCCACCATTTTCCATCTGTTAATGCTTGTTTTTGAGATGTATTTGCAAAATGTAGTGTATACTTTAATGCCTTACTTCTTTCAGTATATACATTATCATAATAAACAGAAAATCCTCCAACACTTTCATTATCACTTTCCATTAAATTAACAAGTGTTCTAATATTAAATTTTATATTACGTGATGAATTATCTGAATTAAATATTGTATCATTTGCTGATACATGACTAAATAATACATTAAAATAATTTGAATATATCGCATTATTATCTAAATTATTATTATAATAGCGTTGTATACAATCATATTTAATTACATTAGTATATGGTGCATTTTTTCTAGTTTCTTTCAAAAGAATTTTAGTAAATTCTGGATATTGATTTATACTACTAAGATTTATTATATTTCTACTATGTCCTAATCCATGTTGATTATTACGATAATCTAATGTTACAAACTCTGGAATAGAGTTTTGACTTGGTCCAGCATACATAGTTTTAAAACTATCATTTAAACCTCTTCCATAATTTGTAGCCAATAAATGGTTACCCATTTCACCTTGTCTATTAATAGAAATAACACGATTTATATTTCTATCATAGATATCAGACATTGTAAAATCTATATTATCTGAAATAAATCTATAATTTTGCTTAAATCTATTATATACTTGAATACTGCTATTTTCTAATTGATATGTTACTAATGCACTATCTTGATACATTCTACTAAGATCTTTTTCAAATACATGTCTAAATCCAAGTGTTCTACTCATACTGATTTCATATATTTTACATGGATGAATATAGTATGCATCTCTCCATCCAATACAATGTACTGATGTCAATGCTGGAACTGTTGGTGTACTAGCCATTTTCCAGTTTAGTGCAAATTGATCTGGAAATACATTCAAATTATTTACATTTGGTCTATTCTTTTGAGCCATTAATATTTTAATATGAGTCTTTGGGTCTAATTTATAATTATCTGCTTCACTACCAAATAAATCAGATGTATTATTAATACCATTATACATATCAACCCAACGAATATCATCTAATATATCAGCATATTTGGATATTTTTGTATCATCACTAATATTATTATAATCCATAAATGTTGTAAATTTTGCAGGAGCGTTTATTTTTATTTCTACACGTTCATATGGAGAACTTGATAATGCTGCAACTTCTGGTGATGTTACTATTGGCGGTTTAGTATCAATATAATAATTATTGTGCATATATCTATGACCTCTACGATATTTATCTATATATGCAACATCTGATGTATTTATAGAATTTTCTAAACTTACATATGATGGAAAACCACAATATAAGAATAAATTTTGCCATTCGTTTATACCTTTTACAAAATCAAATGTTGTAGTTGCAACATTTTGAGCTATATTAGGTACTGGTGGAATCGTATTAAATAGCGTATTACTAGTATTAGTTATTTTATTTCTACGGGCTACACTACTATGTAAAAATTCTATAACATTATCATAATTATTTGCTCTTTTATAAACAGTAATATCATTATAATTAAGAATTCTACCGTTAGAATATAATATATTTTTAACCATATTAAAGTTACGTTTAAAATTTATATTATTAGGAGTTTGATTATCTACAAATCCTGGTAATTCGGTAGTACTCCATAAAGTTTTAACATCATTATTCTTATTATCATTTGAACCAAGTACATTAAATACAGGTGGAACTAACATTCCAGTTATAAGCCCAGAACCATCACGTCTACTCATATTCCACGGAGTTGGGAATGATACAAACTCAGCAGAACGCTTATAATCTCTACTATAAGCGCCATAGTTTTCCAATCCCATATCAGTACGTTCAAAGAATGGACTATCCATAAACTTTTGATAATCATAAACCATTAATAAGTTATTAGCATATATTAATGCATCTGATTTATACCCAAGCCATTGGTCACCATGTTCTGCGACTTGTTCACTCCAATCTTCTATAAGTTCTGGATATGCATTTATTGGGTATTTTGTATTAGTAAAATATGAACTAAAATTAGTAACAGGTATTTTACTTGCATCTATAACTCCAGAATTTAACATACTCTTAGCGTATTTATATTGCTTTTTAGCTTTACGAGTTCTATCAATATAGTTATAATAAGTAGTACTGTGAGAACCATTTAAATATGGGTCTATATTAAAGTTTATATCACCGGATTTATTAACTAATTGAAAACCAGAATTTTCTGTCCATAACATTTTATTAGCTTCATTTCCAGGTATATTTGTAGCACTACGTTGAGGAAGTACTATTTTATCAATATAACTCATAAGTACAGACTTAATATCAAAATGGTTAAATTTATCTCCACTATTCCATTTATAAGAACGTCCATAATATTTATCTTCAAATGGAATATATTGATATCTTTGCTTATATATATCTGTTGTGAGTCCGCTATTAATCCATAATACATTTCCAAGGGTTTCTTCATAGAAACCTTCTTTATAACTTAATTTTTCAAAGTTTTCACCTCTATAATGAGAATAAAATGCAAATGCTGGATGATATGCAATATATTCATTCCATCTAGTGTTATTAGCTAAATGTGGAGTTTTCATACTATTAATATCTTCTGCAGTTTGATATACATTCTTAAGAGTTTCTGCACCTTTACTAAGTAAGTCAGGACATATACTATCAAGACCATATCTAAGTGGTTTAAATATTATAAGATTCTTGTACCATTCTGGATGGTACTTAACTTGAATTACTTTACGTTGTGCTTCTGGAACTACAGTTGTGCTATACATTCCTGATGATACACGAATACGCATTCCATAATCTGCCATCTGAGTCTTATAAGGCAAACTTTTATCTACTTTATCCCACATATTTTCAGCCCAATAAGCTAAGAATCTTTCAAGAAATTCATCATGCTGCCATCCAACGAAATAATTTGGAACCCAGCTTACAAATTTAACCACATCATTAAATCTCATTTTACCAAGTTTAATTCCTTCAATATTTTCAGATAGATTCATTCTGTGGTAGTTATACGATGCGCCACTCATTGGTTTAAAATATTTATTACATAATATAGTTACTACAGTATTTCTAATGTCTCTATATCCTTCATCATATGAACGATTAGAGAAATTACTTTTATATGTCACAAATTGCTTTCCTATAAAGTTATTATTATACATTCTAGTATACATATCTCTAATATTTACATCTCTATAATAATCTTCATCTACTGTCACAGGTGATTCATTCCAAGGCATTATAAAATCACCTTTAGTACCAATATTATTAATAGCTAATGATGTATGAGCTATATCTTGCGAGTATCCTTTATAGTGAAATATACTATTAGTATTACCAGCAGGTTCTACTATATATCTAAGTAATCTATCGGTAGATAATGCCTCTATATTATAATAATCAATATATTTATTATCCCATATGTAATCGGGTATAATTTCTACTTTTGGTGGTAATTTGATAATTTGTGAGAATGAACTATGATATAGACTTTGTGGTACTACTTTAAGATTAGTGCATTTTCCTATCATATACATAGGTATATCGCCATACCAATTTTCAAATAGTCTATCACCAAGTACTTCTACATTACTTAAATTAACTTTTTCAAACCACTTATTTAACATTTGGTCATCTGATATTATACGATTAACACTATCTATATTTCCAGATGAATAGTGCATTAAATGACTATTTGACATATTAGGGAATGTTCCAGTGATACTAACAAGATCAACTTGATTATATGTTGGTATACTACTTTCCAACTGTTTAAAGAAAAATAAGTTTTTATACTTTTCAATAGTATTATCATCTAATGAAGACCATCCTTGAAAATTATATTTCTTATCAGGATTAAATACATATGAAATATAGATCATTTCATTAGCAATTGCACCTTTCCTAGTTGATGAAAATATATATGCATTTGGATAGTTATTTTTATTAATTGCTACTCCTGGTCTAAATATATCTTCATGATTATGATAATTTACAATGATTTTTTCATATGAATCAAATGGAATATAACATTCTAATCCGTTTATCATCCATAGATGTTCTTTAATTCTATAACCAAATGTAAGAACATTTTGTGTATATGCATATTCTGGAGATAATATATGATATTTAAATCTAGTATATTTATCTTTATAAATATCTTGGAATTTATCTGGATTTAAATCTTTTGTAAAGAAACTATATTTAGGTTTAATTATAACATCAAAATCACTTCCAACACAATATGCATTCGTCATATCATATTGCTTACGAGTATAACTATGAGGTGCTACATACCATCTATTAGTAACGTTATGTTTCATATCATCAAGTTTATATTTAAGATCTTTATTAAATATAAACGCACGAATTTCGGCTTGGAAACCTACTGCACCATTATTAACATGCGGCATTAATGGTTCCCACCCTTTGCTATTAGGATAGTTATCATAAACGTCCTTATCGTCTACCATAGGACCTATAAATGTAAATTCATCTGTAAGACTGTCAAAGTTATTAGCTATATTAGCAGCATAACAGTCTACTTTAGTAAGATACGCATATGGGTTCTTACGTGGACTATATTGTTGGTTAGCAGTCATATATTCTTTAAAAAATGCTTCATATTCAGTTTGATTCTTGTTTATAATACTAAGAATCTTATCAAAAGCTTTATCAGCCTTTATTACAGTTCCCATTCTATCAAGAATAAAATTCCAATCTCCGTGTAATCCATATAATGTAAACAACACATGAACCATAGAACCTATATCTCTAGTAGCACTATTCATAACTGTAAATACAGCATAATCTTTGCATATAGTAGACACAGGATCAGTAACTATATCTATAGTTCTAATAATTTTATTAATACTTTTAGCAAATTCAAGTTTATTTACATTAAATTGAAATATAGGACCTTGAATTTCTGTTACTTGAGCTCCTCCTAGTATTAATAAAGGTGATATAATAGGAATTTCTTTAAATGAAGTCATATTATCTGTAAATAAATGATCATATTTTGATTGAAGCATAAAACATCTAGCATCAAACCCAGCAACAGTGACATTATCCATATCATCTAACTGTGTTTCAGTAAGTCTATTATCTGGATCATATGTTACTTTAAACTTTATTAAATAAGTATACGCAGTATTTGTATCGTTTGGTATTTTAGCTACAATATAATAAGACATCCATCCTATATTTTCTATATAATATAAGTTACCTTCTGTTGGTGTATTTGCATTTATACTCATAGTAAACTCTATATTATCTACGTCATGATTTTCATCATTATCTATAGAAACAAACGTATGCTCACCATATGGCATTAAAATTGCCATATTATTTAAATCTTCAATCATAAATGTTTGAACACCGATATCTATATTCTTATAATAATTTAAGAATTTAGGAAATTTAGTATCAATATCAGTAAATAAACGTTTATCTATTTCTAGATGTAGTTTATCACTAAGTAAATCTACAGAACCACCAATATAATTTGCTTCTACAATAGCTTTACAATCATTTAATGATAACCATTCACTATAAGTACTTCCATTACATATTTTATATAAAATATTGGCAGCAACTTCTTTATTCTTTATTATATTACTTCCAATACTAATATCATTATCTAGATATGGTTTTATAGTTCTATTATAAAGAGCATAACGTTTTCCAGTAAATCCACTAAAACTTAATCTATGCTGTTTAAGATAGAATCCATTTAACGAATAATCATATATAGCATTAGGAGCTTTATATGATCTGAAATCAAATGTCATTCCAGTGTCATTTATACCCATAAAGAATGCCGGTAGTGTACCTTTACGCATAAGTTCATGCGTACCAACATACATATCAATAGGTTTTATATAATTTTCATCCTGTTCAGCTGACACATTTATTTTATTATAAGCTGGACTTTTATATCTTATATTACTTCTATATCTATATAGCTTATCCGCATCATCTACATATTCATGTAAATCATACAATGATCTCATACTAATAGTATTTTTATCATTATCATTATCAAAGTTATTAAATACTTTAGTTGAATCAATAGGTTGTAAATCAAGATATGAAGTTGATGTATCTTGATTAAATATTTCTATACGTCCTGATAATAATTTTCTTTCAATATCATTAGTAAATTTATTATCTACATCATATTGATAGTATATATCAAAATCATTATATGATAAAGCATTTTTATATTTAGCATTTATAATATAATTATGCAATTTTTTAGGTGTATCTAATTCTAAATCTTTAATAACATCAATATAATTTGTAGTTAGATTTGTTGCAGAAATTATTTCTTGTAACGTTATATTAGTATAATTTTTAAGTATACTATTATATGCATAATATTGATATAAATTAGTAAATAATAGATAATGATGTGCAGTTGGTTCATTCCATGCATACCCACCATGATCATAACTATTTATATTTAATAGATTTTTATCATTATCAAATACATTAATATCATACCCAAATTTATCATTCATCATTTGATTTATTTTACCAGTTAAATTAGAATTATTAAATGTTGAATATTGATCAACATTTGGGTCTGTAAATGTAGAAGCTCTATATCCAATCTTTGGTCTAAATATATCATTATCTTTATCTATATCAAAAAATTTTGGATCAAATTCGTATATTTCATCAAATTTATCAAATCTTTCACAATCCGAGTTCATATACATAGCAGGAAATAAATTTCCACTATCAGCATGTAATCCTAAAGCATCTTGTGGATTTACATACTCATCAAATATCTTATTGCGGATTATCATAACTTATTTCCTCCTTCCAGTTATCAAAAATTGTAATACTATTATTATATTCTATTATTTCTTGCATTTTATTAGTAAATACTGGTAAATATTTATTATAAATTCCTTCTAACTTTTCTTCTGACCACGGTGATGGTTCAAAATTAAATTTGTCTCTAGCTATCATATATGGAACAGTATAATTATATCTTTCTATATATGCGAAAGTATCTTTATCTATTATTTTAGTCAAATATTCTCCAATTATATCACATTCATCAAAATCTTGATAATATGTCTTTGGAGTAAATAGCATATTCTTATAAATTTTACGTAAATTTATATTAGTATCATTATTTTTAAATCGATTAAATGTATCTAAACTGTATCCTATTTTAGATTTCAAATTAGGCATACTATAATATATTATAGGTCTATATGCGTATAGTTTTTTACGTGGTCCAAGTAATTGTAGTAAATTATCTCCATAAAAAGATTCATGTCTAACTCTTCCATTTACATCCTCATAATTTAAATCTTTATCATATTTATGTTTATATGTATATCTAGGAACCCCATTAAGAATTCTTTTTGTATTAACAGGACTAAATGATATCAATGGTTTCTTATTAGTAAATACATTAACTCCAAAATCCTTCTCTTTCATTCTAACATCTAACTTAGGAAATTTATCGTTAGTAATATCAATACAAACTGGCAATAATTGAAGATTTACAAATATGCTTAAATCCTTATCATATTTTGTTAAAAATGGTTGTAATTTAGAATCAATAGCATGATTTCTAAGTAAACTCTTACCTATTGCGTGGTTTATTACATCCCAATAATTAAATATAACTATCCCAGTTTCTTCTTTTTTCATTACTTCGGTAAGTGCTGGATCCAATACATCATTATCTGTATCAAAATGTTTATACCAATTAAATGCTATATGCGCTATTAAATGACCAGAATACATATTTTTATAATAATTTATAGGATTATCTTTACCCATACTACTATAGATTTTATCTTTATTATGACTATAATAACTCGAAAGATGACTATCTGGTATAGTATTATTATTATAATAACTTATGTGATTTGCTAAAATATTTCTATTATAACCTTCCGGAGTGGCCCCTCCCATAAATTCTTCTGGATTTTTAAGTTTAAATACAGTATCAGTTATAAAATATTTAGCATTATCACATAAATAATATCTATAATCTTTAATTGTAAGAGGACATATTACATCTATAGCAGCTTCATATACTTGAATCGTAGGTAATGTTCCATGGACACTACGCATCATATTTTTATAAATTTCAGGTGAAACAGCATAATTCATCATATATGGTAAATTTGCAGCTATACATTTGTCAAATAAATCTAATTTATTATATGATTCGATTACTCTTGGATGTAATACTATATTAGATATTATTATCCAGCATTTATGACTTTTCGTATACTCACTTATATCGGATGTCTCTAATACAGTCCATTCAAATTCACGATTAAATACTTTATAATTCCATTTTTCCTTAAGAGTACCATTAGCGTTCATATCATCTTTATGGAAATTATCACTAATATTAATCATTGGTTTAGTAAGCTCTGTATCAAAGAATTTTACTTTTCTATCTCTGACATAAATATCAAAACATGCACTATTAAGTATATCATTTGGAGTACCATTTAAGTCTCCACTAAAATCAGTTTTAAGCTTTTGAATAAATGTTGGATCTTTTACTACACTTAGTCCAATAGTTTTACCAGTAACAAGTTCAAATCCATTCCCAGTTATAGTTTGTTTTACTGGATTATATGGGAATACTGCAGCAAATGCTTTCTCTCCATTTTCTAAACCTATACTATTAGCAACAAATTTAATTTTTATGTTCTTAATACTATTAGGTTTAATAAATCCAGTTGGTAATCCATATGTATAAACTCCAATACCAACTTCATCTATTCTAGGAACATCTACTTCATTTACTATTTCAACCATTCGTAGTGATGCCTTAACTTCAAGATCTATATTAAGATCTTCAGTTATAGTTCTAGTAGCAAAAGTAAATCCATCTGGGTAACGAAGTGTTACTTTAAATAAGTTTGGAGCAGTTCCAACTTTAAGATTATCCGGAAATGGAGCTAAATCAGCTTGAGTAACAGTTTGATTATAAGTTCTTTCAAGTTTATAAGTATGCCATACAGTATTTATATTTCCATTTTTATACGTAGCAAGTCTTATATTGATATTATAAACCTTTACTTTCATATAAATACTAGTATTATTTTCATCATTATCTACTCTACGAGTTTGTTCATAACCAACAGGTATAGTAATAATATAATCATAACTTCCAGATAAATATCTATGAGTTTCTGTTTTATATATAGTTTGGTCACCATTAGAATCTACTAAGTAGTATTTAATAGTTACCTTTTTAATAGGTGTTGGATTAGCACTTGTACTTACCTTAAGTGGTACATTATATGTGTAATCATTATCCACCGTAAGATCATCTGGAAACTCTGTAAAATTTGGTACATCAACATCATATCCAGAAGGAAATGATGGATGTGATATTATTTCATTTCTAGCAGAAGTTATAGTCATTTTAGCGTTTTCTGGTTTCTTTATTATAAGTTCAACTGGAGTTGCTAAATTAGGATGTTTACATATAAATTTTAATGTATATGCCTCTTTAACAACATTTACTTTATTAACTCCATGTTTCTTTGGTGTAAAGGTACTATCTTCAAGAATATAACCAGTTGGTATATGATATACTATATTTTGACTTCCTTGAGTCTTAAATGTTTCTCGACTAAGTTCCACTCCACGGTGATAATATATAAAAGTATGATTATATATTAGAAGTTCTTCGTCTAATGTAGCCCATTTAAGTATTTCTTCATCACGTTTCCATACTGGATATTCTCCCCAATATATATTAGATAGACGTTTACCAGCTTTATGTGGGTTATCGTCTACCCATGAAGGTTTCTTTATTTTCATAAGATTATCTCCTTATCTTGCCCATACAACTTGAGACGGACAATATATTTTACCTTTTTCAGCTTCATCAAAAGTTTTACATGTTAATCCCCAATATACAGCTTCAGTGCTATTTGCATTTGATATTGTAAATAATTCTTTATTCTTAAGATCAAAATAGCATAATACAACTCTCAAATCGTTAATATTTGATTCATATTGAGGGAATGTAGTATCATCTGGGTTTGGCATATATGTACATGGAATATATCCCCCAATTTTACATTTCTTAGCTTCTGGCATTAATACTTTATCTTCATATGCTTTTTCTGCATCGTAGTAATCATCTATATCATCAAATACTTCATTTATTATACTACCAATATCTTCCATTTCATATCCAGGATCTCTTTTAATATATAGTTTTTGAATTTTATCTAAAAATTTACTATAAACTGTAGGGTCATAAATACTAGGAATATCTATAATAGGTTTTTCGAATGTTATTTTAAATTCTCCATTGATTTTTACTAATCCATTTGATTTAGGACGATATCTCTCAGTACATTCTTCAATTGATAATCCATTATTTTGCTCATCAATTACTGAATAATACAATAATTTAAAGTATTCAGTATCATTATAATAACCACTAAATGCTTCTTCTGGATCAACCCATATTTGATAAATTCCAGCTGTAGTAAATCCCATATCAGTTGGATAAGGAATATCTGCACAGTTAATTTGACATAGCATAAGCATTTGATTTCTACCATTATCACACATTGGTATTTCAGTTTTAGCAGTCATAAAAGGAACTCCTCCAACTTTACTATCAGTAAGTCCTGCACCTTTAGTAAATTTCATATAACTACATTTCTTTTTCTTATTTTGATTTCTAATAAGATTTGCAGTTATAAATATATCATCTAACACATCTTTAGTTAATTGAGGTTTTGGTTCTTTGGGTTTTTCTGGCTCTTTCTTTTTACTTCCAAATATTCCAAAGAATTCCATTCCTATTTTTTCACTCATGTTAATTCACTCCTCTTTCTATTCTAAAGTTTTTACATACTTCTTTTACATTATCAAAATTAGTATGAATTAATCCCATTTTAGTATTAATTAATGGAATTTTTACAGTATCTTCCATCTCTTTACAAATATAATTCATATATTCTCTTAATACTAAAGTCTTTAAATCATTTTCATTTATACTAACTGTTCCCTTGAATGCTATTCCATATATTCTAATTATCTTTTCTGGAGTAATACCAGGTTTACTACTCTTTTTATATGTTATAAATGGATAATATGTAAATCCATTATATGTTTTCCATTCATTTCTTCCAGTGTGTTGTTCATATGTGTATTTAAAATCGTGACCTTTAACTACTATATTAAGAAAGCTACATTCTTCGGTTGGAGTAAATACATATTTAGCTCTACTTAAATATTCGCTAAAATCTATACTATTTCTATATTTATCCCATATTACTATATAACTATCACTAGGAAGCATCATTCCAATATCTTCAAGTTTAATTTCATTAACTTTATCTCTAACGTATGGTATTAAATCTCCATTAGCAGTTCCTCTATTAGAATCCCATTCTACAAACATATAGAAATCCATAATATCTAAAGTTTCATCAGATTCAATACCTCCATATCTCACCCATTTTACTTCTACTTCTTTATTACCATGATATACTGGCATTATATCACCTCCATTTAATAAATGAAAGGCCGTTAGCTATAAAATGCTAACGGCCTATAAATTTAAATATAATCTTGTACATCTTTAAATACATCATCTATTATTTCTTTTATATTATTAATAAAGTTTCTACTACCAGTAAAATATTCTTTTGGAATAACATCATTTATATTATCTGTAAAAGCATATTTAGCTAAGAAATCTAAGAATTCTTGATAATTTCTTATAGATTTAATAGCTGTAGTGAATTCTTTATTATTTATATCATTAATATAGTTATTATTAAGTAAGTTTCTAACTTTATCTTGTAAAGCATTACTTAAATTATTCATGACATTCATATTTAATGATACTGTGTATATATGTTTAAGCTTATTCTTATAATTATCATCAAGATATCTAGAATAATTTTCTAATGCAGTCTTATTAGTATCATTAAAATGTGGAAGATTATCATACACAAACTTTAATTCATCTCCAGTTAAATTATTATTTAATATATTATTAATCATATTAGTAATATTTCTATCCGGACTCGTTACAGTATCTGTAGTATAATGAATCTTTCTATCATATGTCTGTATATTATAAGTTCCACCATTTATATGTTCAAAGTTTATTATAGAGTTTACAGCTTTATCAAATGATGAACGTTTATTATTTTGTAATATATCATCAAATGTTTTACTATCAGTAAATCTCCATACTTCATCTTTAAATAATAATGGAATTAAGTATTTATTAATAAATAACTTATTAAATCCATTAGTATCATTATATGTTATACAGTATTCATCTTTATCTCTGTAATATTTCTTTAAGAAACTATTCATATTAAGATAATTAGCATCTTTAAGAACAGCTTCATTATAATCTGTAGGAGATATTCCACTATCAATATCTATACATGGGTCTAAATATACTGTAGTATTAGCTGGTAAATTACTAGATTTAATCCAAGGACCTTGTTTATGCTTAAAGTCTTCGATATAATCAGCATTTGTATGATCTAATACTTCTATTTGACCTATTATATCAGTATATTTATTAAAATGTGGTTTATTTCCTATATTACGCATATGATCAATTATAAAGTTTATACCGTTTATATCATTAGGATCCATAAATCCATAAGTTTGTATTATATAATTCTTATCATATTGCTTTCTATAATCAATTAAATCACCAAATGATTTAGTTCCAGTTTCCCATGTATCTACTGGATCAAATAGATTTACAATAAATTTATCAGCCATAACTCTTTCATTAAAGTATCCAACATTATCTGCATCTACTTTAGTAGTGTCAACTGATAAATTATATCCATACATATAATCATCTAATGCTGGGAAATATATAGAAACTGATGGTCTAGGTAATAACCCATCAATATCATAGTTCTTCATAAAGTTCATATCTATATATTCGGTAGATAATAACTTTACTCTATCAGTACATTCTTCTCCCTGCTTATCAAATGCAATGAATCTATTATCTCTAAGTAATCTTGTAGTAAGTTTTGGAAGTTCTACTGGATTCATTAATGATATATCGGGAGCATTATAATAATAAGTATCTTCATCTCCCATCCATATTTTAGTATGTCCTCCAAACTTTACATTTTCATATTTAGAATACCATGGTCCTAGTTTATATCCATCTTCTATTGGAGCGGTATATTGTACTCCATAAGGATATTCAAGTTCTAATGATCTATAACCATTAACAAAGTTTACACCCTTTATATTAGATTTCCATGGAAAATCACTATATTTATCTATACAACAGTCAGTTCCTTTATAAAGATCTCTAGTAATCTTACCACTTTGTCTACTATTCCATATAGTACCGTCTTTACGTTGTATCTTATTATACGGATAATCAGTAAATATTATACGAGGTTTATTATATTTAAATACATTCTTAAATTTAGCTTCTATCCATTCTACATCATCCCATGGATCTGTTACTCTTTTATTACGAGCAACATATGGTTTAAGTCTACCCTCATTATCTAAGTCAGTCCCACGGTCTATATTATGAGTCTCGAAATATTCATCTTCAATAGCCTTTATTTCAGATTCCTTCATAGTAAACTTCATAAATTCTCTAGGGTCCACTATTAGAATATCAGCATCAAATTTCTTTATTATTTTATAGTCTTGCTCGAATAAACGATTTCCTATAAATAATGCAGGATATTTTTGTAATGGGTTCCATACATGGAATTGATATTTAAGATGCCAGAACACATCTTCATAGTCAGATGGAATTAGTCCATACTTACTCTTATTTTCTCTGTAGAAATAATTATAAGATGCTAGTTCATCTATTTTGATATAATAAGTTCTTATCATATCAAATGATGATTGTCTTAATGTATATGGATGAAGTATTTCTTTAAGAAGAAGTAATTTATTCTTAATAACTTCTCCTATAGTAACTTCGTTTACTTTATTAATAGTAAGTATTTCATTTATAACCTTTTCAAGCTCTCCAAGTATAAATAATACTTCATTATTTTTTATACTATCTTTAGCAATTGGTTTAAAACTATTAATAAATTCTATAAGCTCATTAAGTTTTATATTATCTACAATATTTCCAAGATTCTTATAAGTAGGGTGAGGTTCTTGACTAGCTTTAAGAAGTGCTTGTCTTCTTTTATTTATTTCTGCTAATCTTTTATTAACCTCAGTTATATTTCCATCAATACCTGGGGTATCTATAACTTGCTCCTTATATTCTCTAGTAACACGTTCTTTTTTATATGTGGTAATATATCTATAAATCTTTTCTACTTCTTCTACATATTCTTGAATAGCTTTACTATCAGGTGTCCATGCGTTATATCTATTAAGTTGATTTATATATTTAATGTATTCATTCTTAATATATGTAGGAACACTTACATTTTTATATGGAAGCTTTTTATAATGTTTAAGCCCATACCTATCTTCTACTTGCATATTTTGTTTTATAGCAGATTTAGGAACTAATGTAAAGTCTAGAACCATTTGATTTTCTGTATTTACTTTAAGATGGAAGAAATCCATAAATTCTGTAAATATATAGTTATTTTCAAGTCCTATTACAATAGCACTCTTAATTTCATCATTACTAAAATCATCAAGATCAGCTTGTGATTTAAAGTCTCTAGTACTTCCATAAACATGTTTAAGCTTTTCATGAGCATTTTTACTAAATACAAGACCCCATATAGATTTAAACCAGTCTGTAAAGTTATTTCCATTAACACCAATTGCATCTTTAACCATAGAAGGATCTGCCTTATATTTAGCTAATACTGCAGCAGACGCATGGCTTAGAGTCAACTTTATACCAGTTTCCCATTCACTAAAGTTATCTATAGTAATAACTGTAGAGGATTTAAATTCATCAAAAATTGGATCTGTAACATTTAGTATACCAGCAGTAGTTATATTATTATAAAACATTTCAAGTAATGATTTTATATTAAATAATTTAGCAGGTTCTAAGTCTTGTCCATAACGATATTTCTTATGCCACGTATAACTAAGTGTACATTTTATATCTCCATTATACCAACTAATATTAATAACAGATGTAAATGGAAAGCTATTAGTAGGTCTAAGTGGCCTCTCAGCTGGAACTTCTTTAGTTTTATGTACTCTTTCTAATTCGTATTTTATACGTCTCTTAGTAATTTCATTACCAACTGTAGTATCATTAGTAAGAGTAGGATTATTATTTGATATTCCATTCTCTATATTAGTATTCCATGTTCTATACGCAGTAATAACAGATGGATCTGTAAATTTTGTGGTTTTAGCCTCTTCTATAGAATTCCATTTATTTAATGTGTTAACTGGAATATCTCCAAGACCATCTTTTTTAGGAACTGTATACATTTTAATAACTATTTTTGTAGTTTCATTATGTTTTGCATTATTAAATATCTTTGTAGTATGTTTAAAATAGTCAATTATTTGACTCATATTATACACTTTATTAACATCTAATACAAGTTTATTCCCAATGTTATAGTAATCATAACCAGCAGTTATCTCATTAGCTATTACATCTTGCTCATCACCTGTATATGCATATACTACAAGTCCCCATATATCATCTATAATAGAATCTCCAATATTACTTGTCATATCTTTACATAAATAGAATATATTATTAGCATTATCATTTATCTTTTTATCTATAACAGCGTCTTTAGTAAATGGAATACTAACATCATAATCAATTCCAGTTGTTTCTATTTTGAAATTAAGATCATCTTTTCTTATAGTAGCACTACCACATTTATCACAGTACTGTTTTATAATAGATTTTAAATCAAAAAAAGTCTGTTCGTTAGGTTTAGTATAATTCTTTATTCCATGAAAATTAGCAGAAACTGCTAATTCCTTACCAGCTATATCTAATACTGGACTTATACTAAATGTAAGATCTACTCCAAGATTAATCTTTCTTTCTGGTATATATGTTTCTGTAATATCTTCTTTAGTTTCTGATAACTTAGTTTCTAGATCAACAGTTTTAGTCTTCCATACAGTTTTATATGTAGGTGGTTTTGGATATATTTTACTAGCATTTATTTCAGCTATATGATCATCTAGCAAATCTATTTGAACTTTATTATCATTTATTCTTTGACGCCACGCTTTAACTTCTGGATGAGTTTCTGGAAGTTTATTACTATAACCATAATATTTATCTAGTACTATTGCAGTATTATCTAGCTCTACTATATGTGGGAATGAATTTTGGATTACTTTCAATACATCAAGATCGTGTTCATATCCATATTTTATTATATCATCGGTACACATACAAGTATTACTTAATAAATATTCATATAATCTATCAGTTCTACAAGCATATTTACGCATATGTTTTGCAGCACGTTGATTTTTATTTAAAGCTTCATAATATGTAGTATCAGGTTTAACAAAATCACCTTTACCATAAGGTTTTATAAACATAAATACTTTCTTTATATTAGGATTTTGTTTCACTTCTATATTATGCTTTCCTACACGTTCTACATATTTACCTACTGGATTACTATATAGATTTTCTACATAATACGTTCCATCTTTAAGCAGAACTAATGCAGTAGTAGTCATAATACTATCAGGATCATATATATTATAACGTCCATTTTCCATATTAAACCATTTAGGTCTCATCCCCATATCACGCCATCCAAATGATTTATGACCAGGAATATCTGGAAATGAATCTAATGATATATTACTATAATCTAATTCTATATATGGATAAGCAAAACATAGTCCTGCTAAGTGAGGGTCATCTGGATCTACGCTTAGTATTGGATCTTTTGGATCTTCCGATGCTTTATTATCTTTATTAATAAAAATCTTAAGAAGTTTATCATCTTTATACTTTTCAATCCACGAAGGATGAATCTTATCAGAAGCCCATCCGTACTCATTTATATACATAGAACTTACAAAGTTATGATTATTCTCTACAATACCATCAAAGAAACCTTCCATTTCAGCTTCTTTAAAGAAATAATATAGTTTTCCATTATGATTGTATTTAATTGTATTTTTATTAATATCGTATAGTTCAAATAACTTATTATTAATAATTACTATATTACGTCTATCCATATCATATTCATTACGTTCATATGTAATTGGGATAGGATTCATACTAAATACATCAGGTAGTATTACATATTTATCACAATATTCTAGTATTTCATCATATAAATCTAATTTCTTAAGATCATCTCTAATATCCCAATGCAGATCATTTTCTATATTAGCTACATCAAATATAGTCCCAACCCATTCTGCGTTTACTGTTGTAAGCATAGGTTTAGGAATAGAATTTTCATATGCATAACGAAATACATTATCAAAGATAATATCACGATATATACGTAAATTATCTCCTAATTTCATATAAAAACCTCCTTTTTAGGTAATAAAATTGTTTAAATTAACAGTTTCATTGTTCGAAATTGAGGATATTAAAAACCAGATGAACAAGAAAAGTTACTAAATGGAATAAAAAATTCCTTCGTATACTCTAAAAATAAAAAATATAAATGGATGTTAAGTCCATTTATATTTTAATATTATTATTTATTTAGATCATCTAGAAGATTATCTAATTGTTTTTCTGTTTCTTCTAGAATTTTTTGATTCTTTTCATGATTTTCTTTAGCAGATTTAGCTTCCTGAGCTTCTACTACAACTTCTAGATCTTTTTTAGTTTCTTCTAAAACTTCAACCACTTTTTCTAGATCTTTAGTTGTTTCTTCCATTTTCTTGATTTCTTCATCAAGTTTTTCATGTCTTTCTTTAATACTATTTAAAGTATCAATTTTAGTTTCTTCAAGATCTTTCCAAACTTCTTTAGATCTCTCCTTCATTTGTTCATTAATATTTTTTAAACTATCAGTAGTTTTTTCTACTACATTATTTACAAATTCATCATCGAAAGTTTCATTAATCTTCTTTCCAACTTCCTTTGATTTCTTCCAAGCCATGTATCCACCTACTACTATTCCTACACCTACACCAACTGCTATTGCTTTTAATATATCTTTCATTTTATTTCCTCCTAAATTTTTAT